GTGAGCTGGAAACTCTCACGCACGGTTCTTAGAGGGGGTGTCGGAGGTAACTTCGGCACCCTACTCGACAAGCGCGTAGGAGACAAGAAGCAGCCTTACTTTATTCATCGCGCCGACAGCCAGCCAATCTTCATGGCGGCGATCGGCAGCGTGCCTTTTGAGCGCGGCGACGAAGCCGAAGGGTTTTTGATAGTGACCGCGGCAGCAGATCAAGGGCTCGTAGATATTCACGACCGCCGGCCGCTGGTCATGACGCCGGAAGCAGCTCGCGAATGGATGCGGCAGGATATAGGGGGAAAGGAAGCCTCTGATATCGCCGCCGATGGCTCAGTGTCAGCAGATCATTTTATATGGCATCCTGTTTCCCGTGAAGTGGGCAATGTGAGAAACCAATCTAGCGAACTGATAAATAGCATCTCTATTTGATGCTTATTAAGAAGGCGACAGATATAAGAAATGCCACATAAAATAGTGCTTGCAACACTAAACATAAACTTTGATAAACTACGCATGTCACAGCACTTCGATTACCATGAAGCTTGTCTTTGCCTATCTTATCAAATGTCTTTTTTATTTTTTTTCTCAAGAAACTAGTAGGATATAAGTTCATGTAATCATTATAGAATTCATTGACATCTACATTTTTATCACTAACATAATTTATTTCACTCCCTATTTCATCTCGTTCCTTACAGTGCTCATGGTATTTCTTTAACTCTTCTGCAGAAATCTGAGCCATACGAATGCTAACTGCAACTGACGAATGCACCACTATAGAAAAGTATTTTGCTAAAAAACCAAAAATCGCAGACGCGCACAAAAATAAAACAATATATTTAAATCCGCCTATGCCAGTGTATGGAGTTACCTTATCAATATTCGCAATAATCAATGCAGCCGTACCGCCAACACCAGCCAATAACCACATACTAAACTTATCTAAAATAGATGTTATCTCGCTTGTGGCCAAACTAGCTCCATTTATCATGCCACTATGAAAGTTATTGTGTATTACCTCATCCCATTCCTCAATGGCTTTTTTTAGTTTTTCTTCTTGCATTTATTCCTCTGGATTGAAATTTAATTTATAGGCATGAACTCTTATCGTACTGAAAGAATATCTGAAAATCGAGTTGTATACCTCGGCGAAAGCATTTCCCGTTTCATCTGCCAGGCAGTCTGGATCCCCTGCCCTGCAAAATACAGAGTTCCTCTTCCGCCTTTCGCATTGAGATGGTCGAGGACTTCCATCAGTTTCTCGCTATTCTTCCGTGGTGCGTTGTCGTCGAAGAGGTTGAGCTGGGCCACGCCCTGACTGTAGAAATCCCCCAGCATCACGCCTGCTTTCTGATAGCGATGCCCGTCTCGCCAGATTACATCGAGGCATTTCGTCGCCGCGGTAATTATGTCCCGACTGTCCTGGGTCGGAGTTAGCAGCTTTACTGATGCGCTGTTTCCGTAGTATGGCTCGTTAAGCGCAAAGGGGCTGGTTTTGACGAACGCTGAGATGAACCGACAATATTGATGCTCGCCACGTAGTTTCTCCGCTGCGCGGGACGCATAGCTGCATATAGCCTGCCTCATCTCATGGTATTCCGTGATACGACCGCCGAATGAACGGCTGCACACGATTTCCTGCTTTACCGGTGCGAACTCCTCCAGCCCGAGGCATGTTTCGCCTCGCAGCTCCCGCACAGTTCGCTCCAGAACCACATTAAAATGCTTCCGGATAAAACGGATATCGGTATCCGCCAGTTGAAGAACCGTTTTAATGCCCATTGCCTCCAGTTTTTTACTGATGCGGCGCCCGACTCCCCAGACCTCATCCACCGGAAGCAAAGCCATCAACTTCCTCTGCCTTTCCAGATTAGACAGATCCACCACTCCTCCGGTCTGTCGCTGCCACTGTTTCGCAGCATGATTGGCCAGCTTCGCCAGGGTTTTAGTCTGGGCTATGCCGACGCCGACCGTGAGGTGCGTCCTGCGCAGAACCGTCTCGCGAATTTCCCTGCCAAAATCGGTAAGATCGCGACAGTTACGAACACCAGTCAGATCGCAAAATGCCTCATCAATACTGTAAATTTCGCAGCGTGGGGAGAGTTCCTCCAGCGTTGTCATCACTCGGTTGGACATATCGGCATAAAGCTCATAGTTGCTGCTAAACGCGATAATACCGTGCCGGCGAAACATGTCCTTTTGCTTGAAATAAGGCTCACCCATTTTGACGAAGGGCTTCGCCTCTTGCGAACGGGCGATCACGCAGCCGTCGTTGTTTGACAGGACGACCACCGGCCGCCCCTTCAGGTCAGGACGAAATACGGTCTCGCACGATGCGTAAAATGAGTTCACATCGCAAAGTGCAAACATTTCAGCCGGCCGATTTGATGATGTAAGTTACGACCCCGAACACATCGAGAGTATCCTCGCTACCGACGACTATCGGCGAATATGCAGGGTTCATTGGGTTAAGCTGAACCCGCGGATGCAGCTGCAGCTTCTTAACGGTGAATTCCCCATCCACTGCAGCGATAACGATATCGCCATGAACTGCTGTCCTTGAGCTATCCACAACAAGAAGATCACCTTCCCCTATGCCGGCATCCTTCATGCTGTCGCCGGCGGCTTTGACAAAATACGTTGCACTGGGGTGGTTAACGAGCAACTCGTTCAGATCGATACGTTGCTCAACGTAATCCTGTGCAGGGCTTGGAAAACCACATTGCACAAGGTCACTGTACAACGGGATCAGCATGATCTCACGTAACTCAACGGGCGTGTAAAACTGCATAATTGACTCGCTCAGATTAATGTCGCGGTAGGGATACCCGTTACCGGATACCCCCCGCACAGATCCCGGCGTGCGCGATTTACGCACCGGGCTCCTGCCTCGGGTGTCTGGCGGTGAACCGCTCCACAGGCCATGGATGAAGAACCCGAACCCTTGGTAGCCATGCGGCTGCCAGTTTGTTTGCTTTCGTCCAGGTCGTATCATCCTTCTGGCTCCTGCGCCTGAGCGCCCGGCGCCAGAGGTTTGTTACGTGTGTCCTGAACTTCTGCATGGTGGGGAAGTTGCCCGGTACCGAGTGATAGTTCAGGTATCCCTGAACCACTCTCCTGAGCCATTTTCCCTGTTCGGGGATTGAGTAATGCCAGCGCCTTCGCAGACCGTCTTTGATGGCTTTCAGAGTTGCCGTCATCCGATCCCGGCGGGTCTTTCGTATCAGCATGAACCTGCCGTTGCGATCTTTCCCGCTGATGTGCGTGAACCCGAGGAAGTTGAACGTTTCTGGTTTGCCTTTTCCCCTGATGGCACGGTTTTCGGCAGCGAAGCGGCCGAACTCCATCAGACGGGTTTTCTCCGGGTGAACCGTGAGTCCGAACTCCCTCAGTCTGCGCTGCATGGCTATACGGAAGCGCCGGGCATCGTATCGTTTGTCGAACCCGATGACGATGTCATCGGCGTATCTGACCATTACCACATTGCCTGTGGCATAGCGACGTCGCCACTGATGCGCCCACAGATCGAAGACGTAGTGGAGGTATATGTTTGCCAGCAGCGGTGAGATGACCGCACCCTGTGGGGTGCCTTCCTCCGTTGCTCGCCATTGACCCTCCTCCGACGTCCCGGCTGTGAGCCACTTACGTATGAGCCTGATTACCCTCCGGTCGCCGATCCGATGCTCTGTGAACCTGATCAGCCATTCGTGGCTCACCCTGTCGAAGAACTGACTGATGTCGGCATCCAGTACCCAGTTTACGTTAGTGCGTACCAGCCCTGTGGCCAGTGCGTCCAGTGCATCGTGCTGGCTTCGCCCGGGTCTGAACCCGTATGAGAACCCCATAAAGTCGTTTTCATAGACTGCGTTCAGGATTTTCACCAGCGCATACTGGACGATCTTGTCCTCCAGCGAGGCGATGCCGAGCGGGCGTTGTTTTCCATCCGCTTTTGGGATGTAGTGACGCCTGCCGGGCTGCGCCCTGTAGCTGCCCTGATGTAGCCTCCGGTGCAGATCTGTTATGTTGTTCTTCATGTTTCCGGCGTAGTCCATCCACCTGATGCCATCCACTCCGGCGGCCGCTTTCCTGCTCAGGGAGAGGAATGCGGCTTCCAGTGCTTCGACTGTCAGCAGGTGGAACAATGCTGTAAACCGTTCTTTCTTCCGCTGCTTCGCAGCTTCCCGCACGCGTGACAGCCTCTGTGACATGCTTTCCCGGCTCTGTGTCCGGCGCATGTGTGGCTGTTCCGCGTTCCCCTTGGCCCCGCTCCTTCGCTCCACTGACTCCGCTCCTTTCGGGTTGTTCGCCTGCTTCGCCGCTACTATGAGCGAGTCCGACTTCTCCTCTCCGTACATCACCGGCTATGACTCCTCGTCTTCCCGGTGCGGGCCATCTCCGACACTGGCAGATGGTCAGAGGGGAGATCTCCCGGTTCCCGCGTAGAGATCGTATTGACATGCCAGGGTCTCAGACCCCGCCGGGTCCATGTGGCACTCGCAGTATCGCACCCTATGATGTTGCCTTCCGTTAACAGTACAACGTCGGCACCCGGTAATTTAATATACATTTCGTGGCTCAATGGCTGGCCTGTCAACACCCCTGTCAACGCTTCGCCCCATACCTCGCGGTATGCAACGCATGACTCGGGGACCTTGTGGATTGCTGGTCCTTCAATGGTCGGGGACTTTCACCCCTTGATCTCTAACCGGTCTCCCGGCGCACGCTGTTTTTATATACAGTAGTTTTAACAGAGCGACAGATCAATATAGGTTCTGGCTATCAATTTATGTCATTGCCGTAACACATTGATGTAACGAGTAAGGTAAGTCTTAAAGTGTTTTCAGGCCTTAGCTGTTTGATGGTTTTGCGAACAATGCGAGGTTAAAATTTTTCAGCTATGGCAATGCCTTCATAGCAAATTGCTCACCTGCGATCTCTTGCATACGGTTCGCAGGTGAGCAAACTTAACCGGCTGGAAAATATTTATAAATCGTCTTCACCCCCTCCTATTACATCGGCTACCGACCCAATGTTTTAACTGCTCAGACCAGAAATATCTGGAAGCTTTAGGCATCTTCTTGGAAGATAGACGAGCGCAAAGACGCACACAGCAATGATGTTATGTAGTATTCTCCCCTTGAGTGTGCCTGCTCAAGGGGATTTTTTATCGCCGTATTGTACTGGCAAATATTTGTAAATCGTCTTCACTTCCATGCCTGTCACATCGGCCACACGCTACTGGACAGGGGCTTAGTCCGGTATGTTTCTCGCGCTACTACTGCTTACGTTAACGTCTGGTAATGATCTAGCGGCGCGACGTAAAGCGGCGTTGAAAGCAATTATAGTGACCGGCCGGCGATGGTACTTCACACGGTTAGAATGACTCTGAAATAAATAAACATCTTCTGGATAGCGTTCTCTTCTACGAGCAATCATCGCCTCCACTGGAGGGGTTGATTTAACACGTAGCTCCTTCAGGTGACCCTGTTTTCGTATCAGTATCAAGTCACCATCAATATCATCATATCGAATACTCAGCAGCCTTCCAGCGCTTAAACCCGTGTGAAAAATTAACGCCCACAAGTCAGCCCATGTATCTGAGATGGAAACAAGATTGCTGTTAATAGTTAAAAATTGCTCAAAACTTATTGTTTTCTTACCGTTCACGAACAAACCAAACTGTTTTCAAAGCTGAATGAATTGATTAAGCCAAACGTAACATATCAGGAAAAGTAGTGAAATCTTTGTCTTCAAGTCGCCGGGAGGTACTTGTAGATTGTTTTCACGTCTACACCTATCACATCGGCTACCTGCTGCCGAGTAGCGCCGTTCTCCAGCATTCTGCGGCTAAACCCGCTCTGGTTCGCTCGACAATCAGCTCTCGTTCCATCTCTGCCATCATCCACAGCCTGTTTTCGCTATGCTCTGCCGTTTTATCAATGAAATAAGACTGCTCGCGTGCGATCCAGGAGTTCGCCTCCACCTCGGTAAAGTGGATGCCACGCCGGCGCAGCGCTGACACAAAATCCTTTGTGTGCAGGTACTGAAAACCTTTGGAGTTGCGCAATACCGACTCGCGGAATGCCTGATTGATGTCTGACTGTCGATGCATGTCTGCCCTCTGATTTATTACTGGTTATGCATACAGTAATTTCATTCAGTAAGCAGATCAAAGAGGCTGCGGCTATCAATTTCCATGACAGCCGCAATTGCTTTTAACTAAAGTACCCCTTATTTTTTGCGTAATCGTCAGCGATGAGATCTGCGGTCAGCCGAGTAGAGCCACTCAGGTCATCCAGGCGTACACGATAGAAAACAGTGTTCGCCATGCAGTAGCCGTTAGCCAGATTTCCCAGCACAAACGCGTTTGTCACCGTCGGGACAGCCAGGGGAGTAAATGCTGGTGACGTCCCGATCAGCTCACCATTGAGGTAGAAATTGCAGTAGAAATTGTTCAGATTTTTATCTCGAACCACTTCTACGCCGTACTGGAAAGGCTTGCTCTGGCCAACGACTGCTTTAATCTTTGTTTGCGCTTCTGCGGGATACGTAACGCGCACGCCATATACGTACAGGACCTGAATTGGAACGTCCGAACCATCGTTCACCTGCCGCACGCCGCCGATTTTAAACGCCGTGCTTGCGTCATCTGACAATGCGCCGGTGCCTGAGCCCGCGTAGAGCAGAGCCCAGTTAGTATTTGCGGGGTTTATCAGTTTGTCCGCCGGCCATTTTGCCCACACAGTAAACATAAATCGGGTCATATCCGGTGTTGGGTATGCCGACGCCGGGAGTTTTACCCCTAAGTTCTGACCAGTCGCAGAATAAATACCGCCCCCACTGCCGTAGTTTTGCGCGTTTGAATTTGAATCGTTGGCGTTAATCGTTATCGCATCATCGACATAGTTCAGGTTTTTTAACGTGTTCAGATTTTTGTACTGTGCATTGTTACCGCCCGCCCAGTCCGATGCAAAATCAAAGACGGCTTTCGTTTCAGGAGTAATTGTCTGGTCGCGGTACAGTTTTACACCCGCGCCCAGGGTCAGATTTTTACGTACTTCAAATGGACCTGTTACTGTAGTCATTATAACCAGCCTTTTTTTGTCAGATATTGATAGATAAATTCGGCGTTAACATCCGCGCCGATATGTAATGCATTTTCCTGCAGAACCTGAGACGGATGCAGGTCGTCATATCGCAGACTCCGGGGTGTTGTTCCGGCTGCAACGTCGGCCACATCATCTGCATAGTTCGGGTTGGCGTGATTGATAAAGTTCTGGAGAATATCAACGCCCTCAATTTCGCAATAATATTCAGGGTACGTGCGTTTATACGCAGCGTTCAGCGAAAACATCTGCGCACGGCCTGCCGTACCATTAATCTGTCCTGCATCCATGAAATCTGCTAATACTACGATTCTGGGAAATTTAGATGACGACCGGACTTTTTCCACCATCGCTTTCAAATCAGAAATAACCTGCGCAATACCAGCACTGTTATTTCGTCCTATCCAGAAAATATTAATCCCTTCAGCGTGCCTGTCATAAGTTGCATACTGCGGCGTTATCACCTGCCCGGTATCAATATCGGTCAGGGCCTCCTGTGTCTGCGGTATCCACGCCAGCGTTTCAGCAGCGGGAACCGTAATTTCCGCACCGGCGGCATAGCGGGTGATTTTTAGCGTGTTGTCAGCGTACCAGTTAACCCAGACCTTTTGCCCGCGGAAATATCCCTGCCCGTTCAGTGCGTAATTTTTAGCGCCAAGCTCCAGCGGACCAGGCGATGACGGCGTGACTTGTACGGCGTCGGTTGTCGCAGGAAGTTTTCCCGTCAGCGGCCATACTTCGATACGTTGGCCGCCCTGACGCAGAGCTGCGCCCTTGCTTGTGATATTGCTGCGGCCGAAATTCCAGACCGGCATTCCTGTCAGTTTATACAGCTTGTTAGCCAGCCGGGGATTTTGCAGAAATGAGTGCCCCCATAGCGTGATGATGTTTCGTGGGAATACCGGGTGGGGGTCGAAACTGGACTTCTTCGTAAACCAGAGGCCGCCTTTTACACCGGCATCAACATCACTCTGCCATTGCACATCATCGCCGCTATCCCGGACGTTCGTCACGTTCGCATTGTCATGCGTCAACTGAGTTTCTGTGCCATTCGCATCAAATTTAAACAGCTGACTGTATGCGCCCACCACCTTGGCGTAATACACGTCACGCCGCCATGCCTCCGTTAACAGCCGGTCTCCGTCTGTAACAAACATATCTGCGCTTGCATCAGCATACCGGTATCCCGAACGCTCAAACTCTGTCGGCAGGCGAATTTCCCTGCTCCCCTCCTGAGCATTTTCCTCAGTAGTCCTGGCTGCCATAATAAATCTGTCCTCTGAAATAACTGCGTTGATAAAACCACTGCGGGCGAACTCGCGCGATTCAATAACCCCGACCGAGTCAGAAATGACGGGTATATAAACATCGGAATCCAGCGCCACCGCAGACAGAATATATCTGTCAGCTGACAGCACAGCTGACCTGTATCCCGATCGCAAAAACTCAATAGGGTCAATAAATGTGATCTCAGCAGTGATACGAGACAGGGTGTCAAGGTCAATGCCGGGGATATCCAGGTCAGGAATAAAAAATGAACCATCAGACCGGACAGCGGTAATAATGAACATATCCTCGGCTACTACCGCAGACGCATACCCGGAGCGTGAAAACTCTGCAGGGTCGGCAAAGAGAACAGCATCAACTAACCCCTGGAATGGTTCAGCAGATAACATGCGGCGTCCGGTAGGCTGCAGCGTTCCGCTGACGTTCATATATTCATCAGCCAGCGCGCTGCCGTCCTGGCTGCGCACATATGTAGTCGAGCCGGCAGGGATATTCGCGATATCAGCCTGCGCCTCTGACAGCGTCATGTACTGACGACTCAGGGGGATAAGATTCTGGCGGGTTGCCTCCGTGAGGGCTTCATTTTTCGCCATCATCTGGCGCCAGGAATCCAGCGGTTGGCCTGCACGATCGGAAACAGTGGCAGCGGGCCCATTGGCCAGTTCATCAAGACGTTTGGCATTATCGAGCAGCACAGCAGGAGACGTGCTCCCCAGCGGAGGATTAAAGGCCATGTTTTTTGCTCCAAAAAGAGACTTCGCCTAAACGAGGGTTTAAGCGAAAAGAGTTAATCAGGGTTTTTTATGGGGTATTACGAGACGTCGCCGGGGTATGTGGCGTCGTCGTACTGGTAGAACGATTCTAGGTATTCTTTAGCGGTGACCTGGCAGGTTCCGTCAGACTGCGGGGCGATCTCCTCTACAATGGCGTCGTAGACGTGGCACGTTGAGCCGCAGAACACCAGGCGGATCGGCTCGATGGTTGTCGACGACAGGTCAACCCGCATGGGATCATCAAACTCGCTCAGGTGCGGGACTGACAGCTGAAAATCACCCACCCTGCTCGCCACCATCAGCCCGGATGCAGAGCCATCCTGATAGCGGATCAGCGCGCGGGGATTTTCGAAAGACCAGTCCAGCGGCTCCGTGACGGTGAACGTTGTCACGCCACCCGCCGTTGTCATCGCCTCCACCAGACAGGAAATCGTGTTGTTGCCCGGAATATCATCCGTGAGCACTATGCGATCGCCCGTGTTGTAGCACAGCGCGTCCAGCTCGGTAGTGGTCTGGAACGTCACCCGCTGCTGCAGGTATTTCATCAGGCGACGCATGCCGATCTGGTAGGCGTGATCCTGATTCAGTACCCCATCGAGTTTGTAGTTCTCGATTTTCACCGGCGTGGGATTATCAGGCGTCCGGCATTTAACGGTCTCCTCTGCCCAGGTAGTCCCGTTGATGTACGTCACGTCGACACCATCAAAATCATCGTCGGACGGTACGGTAAATCCGCTCTGCAGCTCCTCCACCATCTCATGCGGAGTGATCACGCCAGTCCAGGGCTTAATCCCTTCCCTGTTTACCGTCGCCAGGCCATCGCTCAACAGGAAGCGGGACTTCCCGGCATTGGCTATCTTCTGCAGCATTTCCAGCGCTGAGATACTGTCGCCCGTGGCGAAATCGAAATACTCGCCCCGTGGCGTCCAGTACGCGGACTCCAGCGCGTTGATGGTGTCGACATCCATTTCCAGCCCAAGAGAGTTCGCGACATGCAGCAGCGCTCCCGAAATGGTTCTGGCCGTTCCTGAGTCGTAGGCCCGCGTGGCCACAATATTTACGCGGCGGTCCGACTGCGCCGCCAGCTTCCCGCCCGTCTCAACGGTCACCGCCATCAGCGACACGCCGGGATAGGATGAAGGGCGCGTCAGCAGTCGCCCGCGCAGTGCCTGCCAGTACATACTGTCTCGCGCGTTGTTTGAGCCCTGCTCATTGCGCCGGCGACAGCGAACCTCTACCAGCCCCGGAGAGCTGAGGGTGATCCGCTCAGTGAATCCCAGCCCGTTGACGTTTTTCAGCGCATACTCGCCCTGGTGACTCACCCACCCCGATCCGGAACCGTAGACGTGATACTGTATCTCCCACTCCACGTGGCGGATCCGTTTTTTGCCCTTACTGTCAAAGCCACAGATGCCGTTCGGGAAGGAGAAATTCACCTCGAACGCATCCACTACTTCATTTTCAGGGCATACGAGGAACGGCCCCAGCCAGCTCAGCGTGTCGTTAAGGCCAGTGGCCTCATCGTCAATCATCGTCCTGGCGGTGAAACCCGGCCATGACTCATCAACGGCACCGTTAACCAGGCGCGCCACCGTCGCCGTCGTGCCGTCGGCAGAGACAATGCGGTACTCATTCCCGCGGTGAGCAAGTGAAAGCCGTTGCACCCCCTCCGGCATGCCGGAAAAGGCCGTTCCCGTGGCGCTGTTATAGGCAAGCGTCACATTCGCCGTTACCGCCGGGCTGCCGCCGGTTGATGCCGTGCCGGAGGTGTAAACCGGGGCATCACCGAAAACAGCTGCAAGCAGCGAAGAGGACGTGATCTCCCCACCCGCGAACGGACTGGCCGACTCGGTTATCAGTACGCTGCCGCCGTTGTCCTGCGCAACCAGGCCGGAGCCGGTGAGTCCCTCGGTGATGGCCGCCAGCAGTCCCGACATCGAGACGTAGTTAGCCACCAGCGACACCGGGTAGGTAACCCCCTGCCAGGTGATCGTGAACGTGCTGGAGCTGGTCGAAAAATCGTAGGTGGTCGGGGCCGCACTGGCCTGGACTTTTGCCGCACTCCCCCCGGTGCCGGGCACTGCAGCCTGACCGGGGGTATATGACGCGATAAACAGATCGTAATCGACAGAGTTAAACCCCAGCGTCACCGGCATACCTACTACCGGCGCGATCTCCGTCAGCAGCGGGCTTGCGATAACGCTGTATCCGGCCGCCGTGGTGATCTGGTAGTTCGCCGGGGCTTTAAGTTCGACCACGGCGCCAGCGACCCAGCTGGGCGGCAGTGCGTTATCGTTCTCGTCATTATCGTCATCATCATCCGTATCCAGCCCCGTAAACGTCACGCTCGATCCGGAGACGGTCATGCTGTCTGCGATAATGTCGTCTGCGTCCGGCGACGTCTGGGCCATATCCAGCCCGGTGCCGGATGACGTCCCGCCCACTTCGGTGGAGTTGACCCAGTTTTCGCTGCGCTCATCACCGGAAACGTCCGCGCCTGGCGGGTAATGGGTGCTGCTGAATCCCGGTAGCGTTGAAGCTGGCGTACTGCCAACCCTGATATCGCCATTGGTATAAATCAGTTCACCGACACCGAGACACAGCAGCATCTGGACGCGCATTTTCGTAGGATCGGCGGCATCAAACCGGGTAACCGACTGCACCACATAATCAGGGTAGATACGCACCCGGCCAAATACCTCACGAATGGCATCACCGAGTTTTGCGGTGTTGGCCCGCGCCGGGTTCAGGTCGAGACTCCGCCCTGTGGATGAGGTATAGCCGCCCGTATCGATGGTGCTCATCATAAAAAGCGAATAGGCTGCAGCGGCAACGGAGATACCGACACCTATCCACGCAATGGTCGCGGCCTCCAGCCCGAAGGGGACCGGATAAAGCCGTACATCACTATCAGGGCGGACTATGCAAGAAGCCCACTCGCCTGGCGGAATTAACAGCCCCTCAACCTCAACGGTCAGCGGTGGGACATCCCGATCCTCGTAGCCTTCAACATTTGCCACCAGCCAGCTGCGAATACTGGTTACACCATGCTCATGCGTTTCGAGTGGTTCACCGGGAAGCCGGGACGGGTAAAAACGAATGGTCATTGCCAGAACTCCACGCGAACAAAGCGCCGCTTAAATCGCGGCAACTGCAGAAAGGTGACGTTCGTTCCCGGATTGCATTCCGCCACATGCAGCAGGCCACCGATACTGACCACGATCCCCACATGGGTGACGGCTGATCCGGAATAACAGGCCACCCCGGCCCCTTCGCAGGGTTCGCAGCGCTCAAGAGTAAGCATCATCCTGCGCGCTTCCCGGTCGAGGCCTCCGTCGTCTTTGGTGACCCCGGCAAAATCAGGCCAGATGTGTAAATTCAGGTCGCGGCGTATCTCGTTCACAATGCCAAAACAGTCAAGTAGCGGGTAGGCTCTACCGCCCTTCTGCCATTTAACAGAACGGTATTTATCAGGGTTGAACATTGGGATTCCTTAGCTGATATAACGCAGTCCGGGGAATACAGGTAGCGTGTAGCGGTAACGTGGCCAGGCTGTATCAAGGATATTCATATAACCCGCGGTAATCTGCGCTTCTGTCGCCGTCCAGTAACCAGACTTGATTTTCAGCGTATACGGCACTTCCGCAGGGGCCGCAAAATCCGTGGAGATATAACGCCGGTACGTCAGCAATGCAGACAGACGGTTAGCCAGCCCATTGCGGATCGCCGTGGACACAACACCATCGATATTGCACAGGGCAAATTTCAAATCTTGCGTACCGTCCGCATTGCGCGCCGGCAGCGCAATGTCTATTGCACAGGCGGTAAACGTTACGGTATCGCCGCTCTCCGTCGTTGCCGTGATGTTGTCGTAACCCTGGCAAAGGTAGTGAACATCAGAGCCAATGGTGATCTGCAGCGTTTCAATGATCACCTCCGGTCCGCTGCTGGCGTAGAGGCGTTTAATCTGCGTCATGCTTCGGCCACTCCTTATTCAGCGCAATATCCAGCAGTGAGCTGCCGACGATCCATTCCGGGTAATTACCCCATGGGGCAGGAGCAAGGGGGCGTTCCCATAATTCAAGCGTCGCCGTGTACTTCCAGTAAATCGGGGCCACTAGCACCGGTCCCTGATAAATATCTGTGAAGCGGCATTTGTAAAACTTAATGCCTGACGGTGTCTGCAACTTCATCATGAACCATGCAGCCCCGTCAGATAACGCATCACGGAACCAGGACTCAAACGCCAGGCCCTGCGCATCGGTTTCCATAAACCAGGTGATGCTGGCCTGCGTCGGCGTGGACGTAAAAGCTCGCCTTTGCCGCGCGCGACCGGTGGTTAACTGGGTTCGTTTTAACGGGCTCACAGGCTGAAATCCGTATCCTTCCTGTAATGGCATAGGGAGGCTGTCATGTGGGTAGTAGATATCAGTCATGCAGTCTCCCGGTAAAGTATCTCGAATAAAATTTCACCATTAACCTCAGGAGGGTATTCATTTCAGAATAAAGCACTATGGAATCGAAGAAATCTCTGATTTTTTGGTTAAAATTAACGAAGATAAAAATCTTATTAAATCGAAACAAACACACAAGGCGATATATTTATCAACTCACCTCAAGAGCTAAAAGAAATCAAAAAAACAGCATTATCAATATATTAATTTTATTGACTTTAATATGAGCTTACATTGTTTCGGCACAGCCCCATATCAAAATAAAAAATGGCGATGCGCCGACAGGCAATATACGTCAATGTGACTGCTTGTTTAAAAGCAACTCCTGAAGAAGAAGCGCAATAGAAACAAAGATCAAAACCCCACAAAAAACAATTTTTGCAAAATCATAGTTAAACACGGTTGTAAGCGTATCATTATTATATAAGTGATTATGCCTATAGGAATAAGTTGTGTAGATATCATCGCATATTTCAAGAATTCCACCGACTATCAAAACAAGCCAAAGAAATGAAAACTTCACTCGGACCTCCTTACGTTTACGTCTCCTGTTGAAGATAAGTCCGCCAATAAAAAGAGGAATCATAAAAGCTATAAAGTCTTTAAATGTAAATGTTAACAACGCTTCCATTAATAAGATCCTTGTGTTTTCTTGCACCTACTCAGATTGTTAGACTTACCTACCTAATCAAGTCTCAGCTAATGCAGTTTAGCTTACCTAGGACCGTGTCGTGTATAGTTTCCTTTTAGAGCGTTGCCAAAAGCTCCTTGTGGCATGGTAACCTCCTTTGTGAGTTCACCTTTTAACTGCCTGGAAAGCTGTCGATTATTCTGATTGAGTGTAGCGCTCAACTGCTCCGGAGTAATACCCTGGAGATGAAACTCCTGATTAATCGGCGCGTGTACAGTTGTTTGCCTACGGTTATCGCTGTTAACGTTCTGAACACCAGTACCAAACCCTGTACGCCCCAGAGTTGCATCAAGCGGTTGGCCATTTCGAAGTGCCTCAAGCTGAGACACGCCGATCCGGTTCGTTGATGCCTGGTCGAAGACGTACTCTCCTTTGTGAACAATACCCGCTGGCTGATACTTACCACCGGGGCCTGTGTAACCGCCGGAGGCGAAGCCAACACCTGAAACAGCCTGGATATTTGAGACGATACTGGCAGTCTGCGCAGCGATTGAGGCCATAGCGATGATGTTGGCCGGATAAGGCGCGCTAACTGCACCGCTTGCTATAGCCTGCTGGATTTTCACCATTGAGTCCGCGATAGCGAATGCCTTGCTCGCAGCAAAAGCGACCTTGTAGATTGCCGATTGCTCACCAAACCCCGTTCGCATGATTTCAGCGGTGCTATCAAACAAGGACTGCGTGGCCGCAGATATGATGGTGTTTTTCTGAGCCTCTATGACCTGATTTGCATCCGCTGCACGCTGACGAATAGAGGTCATTCTGGCCTCACCCTCGGCAGTTATTTCACCGGCCTTCGCATAAGCTTCCTCCTGAGCTGCCAGCCAGCGCTGGAGCTCTTGCTGAGCCTGGTCATACTCGTTGATTTGCCCCTGCATCCCCTCAAAAGTTCCAGAGAGTCGCCCTCCTGTGGGTGTCAGGTTTCCTACAACATTACGAACCGTCGAGGGCAGTTGCATATCGGTGTTTTGATAAATATCTGCCCGTGTTTTTTCATATTCACCGGGTTTTAGTTGCCCGGTTGCTTTGGCCTTCTCCAGCAGTTCAAGACGGGTTTTAAGCAGATCGTTGGTCCGCTCATCCTTCGTCTTTACCTGTTCCTGCATCTTCCGATAATCGTCCAGGGTTTTTACGGAATTTTGCAGTGCTTCCTGCTGCTTATACGCCTGGAGGATTTCATCTGAACGGGAAAGGATCGATTTCTGGTCAGCTGTGAGCTGCGTTTTAGACTTGAGGTCAGCAATTTGCTGTTCGAACTTAACTCGCTCCTGGGTTGCGCTGTTAAGCTTGTCACTGGCATCCAGCTGGGACTGCATGGCAGCAGTCTGCTGCTTTATCTGATCAAGCAGCCGGGTTGCTGCGTCCTCTGTATAGGCTTTTTCTTTGTGGGTCTTAGGCTGCCCAGCTTTTTTGGCCTGCTCAAGTTCCTTTTCTCTTACAGCAATTAGCGCATTGGCCTGTTCGATTGCTTCTTTATTTCCTGAGAAAGCAATTTTTCTGGACTGTGCTCTTGCCTCCTTTAACCGAGCTTCTGCACCGGCAACCCTATCTGCCGCCAGATACTCCTTATTAATCCAGTCAACGGAATTTTTTACCGCCTTATTACCTTCAAAGGTAAGTGTGTTCATCGTGGTTTGCAGATCTAATGCCTGGCCGATAAACCTCATCGTAGGGTCAATTGCGCCACCAAGCGCTACGTTTTGCCTACCCTTATCCGCTGCTGTGTAATAATTTTTGACCTCAATAGCTGCAGCTGTCCACGAATCACCTATTTTCAGGATCTCCCGTCGATGCTGATCAATATCAGCATTCAAGGCGGTGAAATTAGCAGAATCCTTGTATTGGGCTACCTTTGTCCTTGCCTCGTCATAACTAAAACCAACGTCGATAAGCTTATTTATTGCTTCGCTCGCACCGTCATTAGTCGTTATAAACATACTACCGACTTCATCGATCGTCTGACCCGTCTTATCAGATATAGCAACCATATTGAGTGCAAGTCGCTCAGCAGCATCTCCATTAGCGCCAAGGGACGTTGTGGCTATTTTTGTCGCAGCATCAATTTCCTGTCGGTTCTGATAGACAGCATAAGTTAGCAACCCAACTGAAGCAGCTGCTACGCTATAGGGATTAACAAGACCCATGACATATGTGCCAACGCCCTTAATCGCTGGCCCAATGCCGCCAAACATATCTTTGAGCTGACCGCCCTGCTGCATAAGAACCATAAACGGTGACTGCCCGGTAGAAAGACCGACAACGATATCGGTCATCTGAGCAGGGATCATGCGCATAGCGTTGGCAGTCTGAGCTGCAGATTGGCTTGTTTTACCCAATTGCGCCTGGGTTTTCTCCAGAGCATCGCGGGATTCCGCAAGTTTACTGTTGAGGCGATCGTAAGCCAGGGGCGACAGCATCCCGGATGTTTTAGCTGTATCCAGCTGGCGCTGCTGCTCGTTAAGGCGACGGAATGCTTCACCTACGGGATCTATTTGGGCCTCAAGACGACGCAGTGCATTTACCTGCTCATCATGTGCTTTTACAGCCTCGCGCTCGGCTTGTGCTTCGCCAGTGACTTCCCGACGAGTCTCCTGAAGTTTTTTGCTGTATGCATCATATTGGGAAGTATTAATTGCGCCCGATTTAAAGGCAGTATTCAGTTCACTTTGTTGTTGTTCAAGATTGCGAAGAGCAGCTGCCAGAGGGTCGATTTTATCGAGCATTCTCTGGAATGCATCAGCCTGCGCCTCCTGCTGCACAGCAGCCAGTTTGCTGGCCTTCTCTGCTTCTCGTTGAGCTTGTGCAACGCCGCTTAACTCATCGGTCGTATCATTCAGCATTTTGGAGAGAGTGCGAAACTCTTCCTCGTCAATTAGCCCCTTGTCGAAGTATTTTTTCAGCTCACTAAAGCGGCGGCCAACCGTATCAATTGCAGCACCAACCGGATCAATGACTGCTCGCAATTTATTGAGCGCATCCTTTTCCTCGTCAGTCGCTTTTGTCACTTTGAACATGCTGGTTACGGCTTTATCACCAGACTGAGTCATCTTATCAAGCGCAATTGCAAGGCTGTCAGCCTGTTTTTCTGCCCCAGAGCTATCTATAACAATGGCCAAGCGGGAAGTTTGTTCTATCATTTGGCGATCTCCGGGCAATAAAAAACCCCGCCGGAGCGAGGTTAGATTTTTAATAAACAATTACTGTCGATATATGATAATTGTTGCGATTATTGGAACAGAGACAATGGCAGCCAGAATTAACCAGAAATATTTTTATCTGAGCATTTAACTGTTTTTAGAGACTCGAGCTGCTGAAGGCGTGCCTGAGCCTTTCTACGCGCTTCACTTTTAGCCATTCCATTACCGATGCCGAAATCACCAAGAGCACCCAATACAGTACGTCCGTCAAACTGACCAGTAGTCTCGATCTCGTTCTGTATGCTATGCGTTTTCGCAATTTCCTGCTTAATGGCATTGCAGTCTAACGCTGCAGACTCTTCGCTGGTAACGGACGGAGCTTGCGGATACTGCTTAGTAGCACAACCAGAAATAGCTAACACCCCAGCAATTACTATCATCAATTTCTTCATTTTATGTTTCCCGTGATTACAATCGGAAACATCCTAACATATAGGCGCAGCTAAACAATGATAAGGCTATTTCACTATCGCCCGCCTTTTTTGCTCTTCCGCCCACTCAGCTCTCCAGACATCATCAAGGGCCAGTATCGCTGCATCAAACTCAATGCGGTCGATCAGGATGGTGCGCGATGCCAGGTAAAGCTCAATATCGTTCAGGGATAGAGGGAGCGGCACTCCGGCCATGCCGGCATACTTTCTGCCGCGCGATATCATGGCGTAAGCGTTGAGGATCTCCCCAGTGACTGCATCGATTTCAGGCTCTGGAATGGGTGGGAGATTTAGTTTCTCCCTGCGCCACTTTGCCTTCTCGCCCTGTTCGCCGGCGAATTCCTTTAGCCACTTTTGGGCCTCTATGGCTTTTTTACGGTTTCCTGAGTCTGCTGCTCCTTACCCTGAGCAATGGCCGCCGCCTCAGCCAGAATAAGCCAGTACAGAGAGGGGTTTTGCTTCAGTAACGCAACACCACGCTCCGGTGTATACGCTACCGCCGTCTCCGTACCATCCACCAGTTCCCCCACGCCCTCCCAGTCTTTCAGAAGAAAGCGCGCGCAATTGTCGATGAGAAGATCATCAACCGAGTCAATCTCTCCCACACTGGCGAGATCGAAAGCATCCGTACCGACCTGGTAGCTCGCGTCCATTTTGTCGATATGGCGCCGCACCAGCGCATTGCGTGAGCGGTATTGTGGATTCTCACTACTGGCCACCAGCAGACGGAGTTTAAATAGCGCCTCGTCTTCCGGCGTGAATTTCTTTTTACTGCCTGCCGGCTTTTTGTAAGGGAAAAACCAGCGTTCTCCGTTCAAATCAATTTGAGAAGAAATAATCAGCATAAAGACTCCCAAAAAAGCCCGAACCGCGATGCTCCGCGGAACGGGTCAGGTAAATTAAGGCGCGGTAACGATGATTTCAGACGTTGCCGTAAAGGTGCGGGCCTTACCGGTGATGGTTGCCGTACCGGCTGCGTTACGCGTGACTTTCGCTGTTTTCTGCCCGGTAGAAACCACGCTGGCGATAGTCGGATCCGATGACGTCCACTGGACGGCATCAGTTGAATCAACTGGCGTAAGCGTGGCGGTTAACGTCACAGTAGATCCCACGGCCCCAGTTGAAGTGGCTGGCGCAACACTGATTGCCGTCGCCGGCACTTTGGGAACGCGGGTGATAGTTGGCGGAGTATTGGCCGCGGTGATATCCAGCTGAACCTGAACAATGTCAGTGCTCCCCGCATCCGGCCAGTCGCCAGAGATCTGCACTTCCGGGAAATCGAAGGTATAGGCGCCTTCAGCATTCTCCAGCGTGAAGCTAAACGGCACCGTTTCGCCGGTGAACGTTTTTTTGTAAACCTCCCAGGCAGCCTTTGACCATGACAGCGTGATTTGACCTGACGGGGTAAAGGTTGTCGGAATGTTTGCGCCGGCGAATGCCGAACCGGTACCGATGCAGCGCTGAGTCTGCATATTGTTGTTGAACTGAATGTTAAAGGTGTCGACGCAGAAGCCTGTCCCGCCATCAACACCATTTAGCCGGATGTTCGTGACCTCTTTGAAGGAGTAACGCAGCGCCCCCGCTAAATCCACCGGCGCGGTGAAATAGCTGGTATCGTCCCCCTTCGTCTCCCAGTCCAGCCCTGCAAACGTAATGGTTGCAGTGATATCACCATCGGCCGGGATTTCCATCTGGAAGGTGCCAACCTGGCAACCGCGGGCAATCTGGGCGATCCCCACATCACTGGCAAAAGTCGCCACGGAGAACGTAATGCGACCATTACCCATCGTCAGCACGTTATTTACCCATTCGGAACCGAAGCAGCTGGCAAGAAAATCATCATGCTGGTTCCAGCGAAACCGCGTGCCGACATCGCCGCCGACATCCACTGTGCCACGTGAAACGCCCTGCGCCATGCGGTCACCAGCGATTTCGTCATTGTCGTTGGTGTTCTGCGTTGGTTTCAGACCAAATGAAGAACGACGCAGCAGGTTCCACGCCCCTGCTGTAGGCGTGATTCCTGGCGTTGTCTCGCGAATAAACGCGGCTACTACTTTTGCACCTGAGCTCACAGGAGCCTCCTGTTTTTTGTGCGCTACAGAGCGCGATAAGGAATTTGAAGATTGAGCTGTAACCAGCCATCGGTCTCACCCGCCGGCACAGCAGATACAGCGAAATAACTTAGCTTTCCGTCGTCCTTAAACTCGAATAGCTCCGTTAGCTGATCGGCCGTTCGGGAGATTAGCAACGTCCCGGATCCGACCGGAACAAACAGCTGAATGATGAGTAAGCCCATCCTGTGGACGACCGGCCCATCCCCGATCTCTGTTGCGCCAGCCTGCCCAGCAATGTTGGTTAATCGGGCCCAGATATCGCGGTTACTGGGGTCAAATACCGGGCCATTGGGATAATCCACCGCATCAGAGGCAATAGCGGTCTGTGCCGCCATTCGGGAAATGACAGCGTTTCTGATTTCTGTAAGGGTCATTTGTAGGCCTGAATTACACCATTAAACGAGACGGCATAGACGCCTGTCGGCGCCTGTGTTGAGTGGCCATTCTCCAGAGGCACGGAGTAAGGCAGGTTCGACTGGATGTAAATCACCGAGTAGGCTGGCGCCTGGTCAATAATATTTTTGCCATTAAGAAACGTCATTGTCCCGCGCGGATCCGGTTCGGTCGGGACGGAATGATTAGGTTCGCCGATGCTGACAAAATGCGATGCCCTGAAGGTTCCTGCGCGATACTCAGCCGGCCGCCTGATATCCATGCTGTCATTAACACGGACTTTTTTTCTGAGACGGCCCGTCTTTGTCAGGTTGGCAGGATCGGCATAAAGAGATTCGTTCCATTCCCCAACAGCTTTGTTGTATTGAACCGCGGTCGCGTTGATGGCCCACAGCTCCGGGTTTCCTACCGGCGACCGTTGAACAATTTCATTCAGCAGCTGAATGGCGATGGTTCTCTGCCGTAACCTCACATCGTCTTCCACTAGCCCGGCGAATGCCGCCGGGTCGATGTTCCAGCCCTTAGCCATATTACGCTCTCCGCAGTTGAATGGAGTACGCAACGCCAGCAGAGTCGGAAGAAGCGGTGATGACCTCGTAGCGCTGAAGCTCACCCGTAATCGGATCTGGTGCGGTGATGATATGCCCGACGGCCGGCTTATCAGTCACCTCGTTAACCAGTGCGGTTAGCTTCACATCACCATGCAGAATGTTAACGCCATCGATACGGCGCAGCTTATAGCGCGCCAGCACTCCACGCCCCGAGTAAGTCACATGCGTTTCAGTGCCGGTTTCCGTCACCGGGTCCCAGGCACCCCGAACGGTATATGACCCAGTGAAATCCTTAACGGCATCCTGCAGGTCGGTATCGAATGCCGCGGCGACTTCGGTTTGCAGCTCGTCACGAATGCCCATTGCACCCACCAATACGCTGCTGAGGTTTAACGATCACTGTACCGTGGAGTTTGCGGGTATAAATTTCGCCATTGCGCTTAACCCGCAGCGGGAGCGGAGCAAACTCTACAACACCCTTTGCCTGGTTTGCGTAAACGACATGTCTGATCGGGTTTCCATTCACAAACACATCGCGGGGACCGAGCCCGTCGCCGGCATAATGCACATATGGATTTTGCATGTTACCCCCTTACCGCCGCTCAATATGAGCATGGATAAAGTCGGTTTTAAGCGACTCCATAGCGCCAACCATCACATAGGGGCGTCCACCGTTATGCCAGCAATCAATCGCGTTACCCTCATCATCAAGCAGTATCACTGCGACACTGTGGCAGCCGCCGTTTTCGGCTCGCTCCAGAGCCTGTTTCAGCAGGCGAATAACCTGGTCGTTATCGAGGTTGTGATGGCTGGGCTTTTGAAATGGGACCACCTTCAAATCGGACATATCACGCCCTCACAAAGAACGTCTGGAAAGGGTTAATCATCCACGGTTTGAGCATATCCAGCGCCAGCTGCAAATCAGGATCGAGTAATTCAGTGCTGGTGGTTGAAAGCTCGGCAAAAGTGCGGGAAACCTTCACATCGTCGGCCTCAACGCTTTTGCTCGTCACCACGCCGGAATCTGTTTTTTGCTGATACAGATTGCCTGCAGCGGCTACGGAAGCGATAAACGCTCCGGCTTGCTTAACTTCTTCAGGAATATGCTCCGGGTCGATATCCTGAAGGTTAAGCGCCGTCATCCAGGTGTTTGCCTGGAGCACGGCTTTAACCTTTTTGTCGGCGGCAGCCCAGGTATCCCCCAGCAACTCGTCAACGTCCTGGATTGTTATATAAACGGTCATCGGATCCTCACCAAAAGAAACGGGGCTTTCGCCCCGTCAGTTAACCACCCGCTGGAGCAGTGAACGCGATCGCTTCAGTTGTTTTCACTACGCCGTCAACGGTAGCTGTCACCGTGAAGGAGCCGGCCGTATCAGAGGTGAGTTTCACGGTCGAGCCACCAGCAGACCCTGTCTGTGACGTCGAAGCACTTAGCGTGCCGCCAGTAGACGTCCACGCCACAGCTGCCCCGGAGACTCCGGCACCATTTCTGGTGTACTTGAGCGAAACGGTCACCGCGTCGGTACTGTCAGCAGTTGCGGAAGTTTTATCCACTGACAGGGTTACTCCCCCGCAGGGGCTTCCAGCTTAATCAGTACGCCTGCAGTGGATTTGTTACTGGTGAAATGTTTCTTCCAGTTCGCGCCGGTGCCGATTTTGGTCAGGTCAGGGTTAGCGCCCTTCGTCTCATCCCAGCTGTAACCCAGCAGTTCAACGTTAACCGTGCCCTCTGCGCGATAGCCAATGGCAAGGTTTTCCTGGTCGTTGATATCGTAGGAACGGAAACCCGGAGCCTGTGATTCCGTTACGGATACCGCGCCGGCCACCAGCCCCAGAATCGCATCAACTGGCATGGTGTCAGTTACCAGCACCGGTTTACCCAACGTGCCTGGCTGTCCGCCATAAACCACCACGCCAGCTTCTTCGTAAATTTTGTTGTCGATAGCCTGATCAACAATGTCGAAATAGGTCGTGGAATGCATAACGAACAGCGCAACACGGTTAAATTTATCGCCGTATTTACGCAGGCCACGGGTCAGCGTTTTCTTACCATCAGTGGCAATATCTGCGGATACCGTCATGTCAGCATTTGCGCCAATGGCTGCAACAAGACCCTGTAGGGCATACTTGATATAACCTTCAAGCGTTGCATCAGCGACGTCGACGCCGATCACCTCGGAGAATTCGCTAACGTCGCGACCCCGACGTTTAAACGCCTCCTCCGTGGTTTCATACGGGCCGTATTTCCACGGCGCCTTGACGCTGACAGATTCGCCGGCACCGATTTTTTTACCCGTTACCGGGTCGGTGGAGTTAACGTTGCGCGATTCGATAGAACCACCAACTTTATAGAAGGTGCGCTTGCGAAAATCACCCTCGATCAGTTCGTTGTCGAGAATGATTGCGCCGTTTGAAGCGGCGTTGAAGACTTCCAGATTATCCTGGCGACGCTCAAGAAACGCAGTCTGCGCGAGGTCGTCATAGATAATCAGGTCATTGTTTACGGTCGTAGGCATTGATTAGTCCTTACTTAGGCAATTTGAGATAGGCCTGCTGGCCATGTTTGCGGATGTAGTCCGCTTTGTCGCTTGAGCTCATTTCTGAACGTTTCAGACTACCGCCACCGGGTTTATGACCACCAGCCCCGGAGCCTTCGGCGCGCGGGAACAGGTGCGGGGCCGTCTCTTTCAGAGATTCAGCCCACTCAACCGGGGTGAGCGGAGTTTTTCCGTCTTTACCGAACAGAACATCGCCATTTGCATCAACTGCTACGGCCTCGCCTTCGTCGTTGAGCTGGAATGTGCCTTTAGCACGAAGAATCAGATCGTCGGATGCTTCTGGCAGCGCGCCAGCCTTAAGCGCTGCGCTGCGGATAGCATCACCCAGGACACGATCACGGAATTTGTTGGAGAACGCTTCCGCCTTTTCAGCGCGTTCATTAGCGGCTTTGATTTGCTTATCAACATCAGCACGTAGCCGCTCAGTGCGTTTATCCAGTACCTCGTCAATTTTCCCGGCGGCGATCAGTTGCGCCTCTTCATCATCAGAGAAACGCTGGAGAATAGTTTTCACCGCGTCAGGATCGATACCTTCAAAACGCTTAAGCGACTCAGTGGACTCTTTGAGCTTACCGAGTAACTCACTATTTTTATTTTTCAGGCCTGAAACCTGAGCACTGACCTGCTCATCGATCAGCTTTTGGATTTCCGGCGTAATCTCGGGCGCACCACTACCGGAGCCACCGCCATCACCACCTTCACCACCAGCTGCCGAATAATATTTAATGAGCATGTTACGAATAAGCATGTTGTCCCCTTGGGATAGTTACTGTGGGCCTGGCCCAATAAAAAAGGCCGCCCGAAGGCAGCCTGATTGAATAAGATATGTTAGTTAAAGCCTGGCGTTTCTGAATGCCTGCTCATCCTTTGAGCGCAACTGGTCCAGCGTCAGCCACTCGCCCCTGTCGTTGTAGAACTCATCGGGAGACATGCCGCCATCACGAATCAGCCTGGCGCGCGTTTCTCCGACAATCTCAGCTTGTCGCGTGAACGACTGCCGGGAGAACCAGTCCTGGTAATACGTGTCAGCCGGAACCTGTCCATCCATGCTGGCGCGCGAGCTATCCTTGATTTCGCCGACTTTAATACCCAATTCCTCGGACGATTTCAGGATGTAAGTTTCGGTGCTCCGACAGCAAAAGTGGATTTTCCCAGGTCCCTGCAAATAAGGCACCTTGTGCCCTATCGGTTTGTTATCCAGCGTGTACTTGAGTCGGTCGCGGATCCGACAATCCTTTGATGTCCGGTTATCCAAAGTAGATAACCACTGCTTACCCTTCAGAATGTCGTCGTTCGCCGACGCAAAGCTTTGCCTGGCTGTCGATGCAAGATGCCCTACTGCCGTTTTTGCAATGCTGGCTGCATTGGCCCGGCTCATCTGCAGCGCACCATCCTGGTAGCCGCGGTTAGCATGTCCACGGACCTTTTTTGCGATTTGCTCCTGCGTATCGCCCAGCAGGAATCCCTGCCGCACCGTATTGGATATCCGCGCCATCCGATCAGCTTCGAGGTTGCTGGCCCATTCACTCAGCAAACGTCCCTGGAATGGACGCCCCATCGCCGCGGCATAAACCGCATCCGGGGAGATGCCCACCAGCGGATGAAGAGCAAGAACATCGTCGGGAATAGCAAACTGGAAGAGGCTCATCTGAAAAGTGGCTTCGTGCTTCGCCAGTTCCTGCAACTCGGCAGTAAGAGCTGCATACATCGACTGAATCGCATCCTTGTTTATCGCCCTGACACTGACCAGTAACGCTTCCAGCCTAGAAACGGTAAAGCTCTCAGCGTCCAGCGTATCAATAGCCACCAGCAACCTTGCGGTAAGTTCGGCGTCGCTGTCATTCAGGACTTTTATCATCCTGTTGGCAACGCCGGTGCTGTAGCGACTAACCCATATAGCGTGGGCTATGGATTCATCATGCAGTTTGTCATTCGCCGTTGCCATTATTGCCACCAATCAGGTTAGGCGCGCCGTTACGAATAGTGTCAATGACAGTTTCAGGGTCGTCAGCAGGATCTATCAGGTCAAGCCTCTGCAGAGCTCTGACCATATCAGTGTCGCGAATCGCACCGTACTGCCAGGCATTGACGATTGCCGTTACCATGCCGGATTCTGCGACTTTGGCGATAAACTCCTGATTGATGCTGTAACGATATTCCTCGCCTTTTATGCCGAGATATCTGGCGCACCAGCCGAGCGCCAGCGTATAGGCCTCCGAGACATTGGAAACGCAAATGCCGAGCACCGATGTGGATGCGGTTTGCTCGCCGCTGGATTGCGTGGCGGTTTTAACCGCGCCGTTCTGCTCGATAAGCCGGGCGCCAAGCTGAACAGAATAATCACGCTTACTGTCCATCGCCTCTTTAGCCAGGGTGTTTGGTTGCGCCTGAGCATAGGTAAAACTCCCCTCCTTCGGCAGCAGGAATGGAGAACGAGAACCGACACGAATACCCTTATCCTGCAGCCAGTCACGCCATGCTGTATCAAGACCAGAAATCACCGGCTGCACCTGACCGCAGAAAAATACGCTGTCTTCGTAATCCGCCGAATTTCGATAATGACCAAGGTTAATTTCAACGAGGGCGGCTAATGGCGACTCGTCGATGCTGGGATCGTTATTTTGTGCACCAACGAATGTAAAGGGGATCTCATCCCAAAAATCCTCACCTTTAGGCTTCGGGTGATACTCAGAATCGACAGAAAAAGACCCTACATCGGCCGACTTTCGCCACACCCTGCAGATAAACTTGCCGTCCTCCAGGGCAAGTTCCCGATACTGGATTTCATCCTTGTACGCAAAACCATCTTCCTTTTCCATGCATTCGCGTAAAACCACCAGCACCAGTTGATCACGTCCATTGATGCGTTTGGTGCGCCAGTTAATGATGCTTTCCGCCTGATAACGAAGGATGATCGCCTCGTCGGTCTCAGCTGCATAATCCGTATAAAGCCCCTCGCGCGCGGCCTCCAGAATATTTTCTGTAACCTGCTGGGACTGCTGATAAATGCTGGCACCAGCACCATCGGCGTTATCACGAAGATAATTCAGTTTATCCGGCGCGGTCATGGTCGGGTCTTTTCTGAATGCCAGCCCCAGTAAACCCACCTTTGTATTGCCCGTTATCGCGTAGAAAACGGCGCGCTGAATGTAATCAGCATTGCGCTTTTTATTGCGTGCAGACTTATCGGACGGATCCAGAAAAGGGAGGTATTCATTCCCGGCGGCCTTTACAGCATCAGCCCCTTTGCACACGTCACGAATTTTTTTCCACACGGGCATTGCCGCCCTGACCTCAGGGCGAACGTAAGTAATATCGTTATTGGCCATCAGAATGTCGTGTCCAGTGAAATAGAGAATGCAGGTCGAACGATTGGGAATTGCTTCACAATGAAGTAACCGGCACCATCGTTGGGGTGATCGTTATCGCTCTTTTTATCCGGCTCGCCATTTTTATCCCACACCTGTTGTTCCAGGCAGTCGGCATAGACCGGGCAACGGGCCACATTCACCTTGTACCGGCGATCGCCATTACCATTGCAGAACATGGCGTTCATGGAGTTAATGCGGTCCTTTACCGGCGGGTTAGCATCATCAACGATGACGTTAAATCCGGCCTGTCGGAGCTGCTCAATATCTGTTTTGCTGGCGTTGTTTGATTTCCTGGAGTCACCAGAGGCATCCGGGTAAATATAAATCTCGCGGACCTTGCGGTAGTCACCGTCGGCATACAGCCAGAAACGTTCCTTGATGATGCGTATCATGTCTGGCGTATCGTAAGCGTTGATAATCTCTGTTACCGCGTGTGGTAAGCCGAGCCGCAATACATGGACGATCCCGGCCATCTTCCCGACGTTGAAATCCATCCCGATATACAGCGCTTCACCTGGCTGCTCTTCCTCACTGGAATTATTCAGCACTCTGTCGAACTGATGATAAATGGTGCCGCTGGTCAGGTTAGTAAACTGGCCGTTCAGATATGCCTTGATCAATTCCGGCGGGTAACTCGCCAGAAGCGAAGGAATATAGTCATCCGGCAGGTTCTTTTCGTTGTCGAATGTCGAAGCCTGTACCAGACCATACATCGACCTTAGTTCAGGCTTTTCCCTCACAGCCTTAACAAACTGGTTATAGACGAACTTAAATCCTTCAGGTGTGGTAGTCACGTCAATGCCATTACGCAGACCATCAACTTTATAACGCATACGCGCGATTATTTTTCGCCACGCCTGACGCGCCTTATCCGCTTTCAGAACGTCGAGTTCATCCACCAGCGCATTGCCGATTTTAAAGCCTACTATCGTGTCGGGCTTTTCCATCGACCGACAAATTGTCGTGCCGCGGTACTGGCGCCCACTGTAGAAATGGACCTCTTTGTTGCTTTCAACGATTTTGACTTTCAGTCCCCAGTCGTGAGCAACTTCTTCCACCGTGGGGTAGAAAATATCGCGGATCTGAGGATAGGTCGGGGCAAAGTAGCCCTGGTTTATTTTGGGGAACTCCCAGAACCCTTTGCATATTCCACCGCAGCCAACCCATGTCTTACCGGATCCAAAACCAGCTACATAGGCTTTGAACTTCTGCTGCATAGCCAGAAAACGAGCCTGGGGAACGTTAAGCGTCGGAGCTATCGCCATCCTCTTCCCTCACTCGCGCATCGACTACGTTGATATTGATCGCAACTGGCGTTGGTTCGTCATCTTCCGGGTCAGCGGCCAGCTCTTTACGGAGCTTGTCGATCTCCAGCTGCCGGCGCTCGATTTCAATCTGCTGCAGGCGCTGGGCGAACTCACTGTCAGCCAGGCCGAGACGTTTCATCACCGCCTCGTACATGCGCTCACGGCTGATGGCGGTTATCTCAACGCCATTCTTACCAAGCTTCACACCGGAATAGGCAAGCGCAGCATCCGGCGCCAGCTTGCGCGTATCGGCGAAGAAAGGCTGGCCGATGCCATCACCATTACAGCGAGGACATTTCGGGTTAGGCGAGCTGGTATGGTCGTAACCGTAGCCGCCTCTGTCGTTTGGCTCTTTCCCTTTCTTCGCTAAAGCCTCAGCCAGCTTCTCTTCGAACTCAACCGCATCGCGCCATTGATACTGGTGACCGAAGCCCCAGCAGTAACGGCAGCTCCCGCGGCGATACTGAGAAAGTTGGTTGGCGTCGAATGTTGCCAGCCGCCACATCTGCTCAAGCACTTCATCAGCGCTGCCAAGCGTGCGCACAATGGATGCTTTCTGCTGCTGCGCAATGGCCTGCGCAATACTAACTTTTGCTAACAGCCTTGCTCCCTGCTCATTCGCTGTCTTCTTGCTGTACCCGGCACGGATAGCGGCCTGCGTGGCGTTGTTGTCCTTCAGGTATTCCGCGACAAATAAACGCTGTTGATCGGTGAGTCCATCATCTTCCACCAGCTCTTCTGCGCACTTTTCCTTTTGCGCAGTGCGCAATTTCTTCTGCGCAGGTTTTTGCGCAGTTTGCGCAGTGGGTTTCTTGATGTATCGGCGGGCAGTAGCGTAATTCAGTCCCTGCGCTTCACACCAATCCTTCGGTGATACGCCGGTTGCGGAATGATCGGACAGGAACCGTTGCTGAAGCTCGCCCCAGTCCGGTTTTGCCATGGGTTAATCCTGTTATAATTCATTAAAAACAACACGGAGATATCGTATGGGCGTAAAGGTATTCAGAAGTGAACTTCAACCGGATAGTGAATCTGCGTATCGTCATTGGCTTAGCGATAATCCTGATGGATATGTCGTCAACACCTTAAAAACCGCCAGCGGTAAGGCAAGCAAGAGTGATGAACGCTTTACCAGGATTCATCGGGCTAATTGTAAAAGAATCAACCCGCTACTTGGACTGACGAAAAAGAAAGGCTTCACAACCGGTAGATACCAGAAGCTTTGCGCAGCTACCTTTGAATTGGCTGAGAGAGAAGCGAAATCGGTTACTGGGCTGGCAAGAGTGGAGACATGCCCATGCATGCATCTGGTATGTAGTTGAAACCATTAAAAAAGCCACCCGAAGGCGGCCTTTGAAAATGATTGAATTGCTAATCAAAATACTTATCTAGTTGCTTAGTTAACGCACGGTTAAGTAATTCTTTCGATACCGTCACAAGCGTTCCAATGCTGGCATCCTTAAATCCGCTTTTAAGAGTTGCCCACACTTCTTTGTTTCTAATTGCTTCCAGGAAATCATGTCCAGAGGCAGTTAGACGCAACGGCACTTCGTCAAAAAAACCTTCGTCATCTTGATCATCACTGCCAGGGCTGAAATACCCAATCCCATATTCACCATCGACGCGACCAATCAAACCACGATCATGCAATAACCGAATATGGAAGCGAAATTCGTTAGTTCGATGATCAAACCCCAGCGCCAAAAGCCTAGTAATACTCGTATGAGGCTCGTTCGAATCTTCAAACGCTATAAGCAGCCCCTTTAGATATTCCTGATCGATTTTCATTTATCACCCCATTTTCATTCAGGGCATAATTTAGCATTATCACAGGCACTCAGTGAATGCCTGCTGTAATGCCTTAACTGGCCTGCTCAGCCGCGGTATCAAATAGCGCCAGCGCTTCGGTCGCTTCCTGGATGGCCTTGCGGGTCTTCGAGACAATCTCACTTTCAGTGAAGACACGATCGAAAGAGTCAGCAAAAAGCTCAGCTTTCAGATTGCTATCGCCAACCCAGTCAATGGCCAGCTTCGCCGCGGCGGTGTCGTAGTTAACTTTCTTAATGATGGTCAGGCGGATTTGTTCTGCAGGTGTAATTTCTGACATGTTTTACCTCTGTGCGATGTGGGGAGCATTATCGAAGCCACTAACAGAGTGGCTCCTGTAATGCTGTGCCACTTCCCGGAGTGGCCACGCTCATGCCCTTGAGTCGCTGTCGCATCTTCGCCGCTTATTACCGGTGCGCGTCTGGCACTCGCGCTGCTTTACCGAAGCTTCTTTTGATATAAGAACCTTGACCCGTCGCTACACAGGCTCGCTCAATGGCGACTCAGGGGAGCATCACGACTGCTCCATAGCCTTGCGGCTGCGGTCTATCCGCTTATTGCTTCATTGCTTTATCCTCGGGTGGGGATAGTTGTTGATTTATCCCTTGGTGGGGGTAATGTTCGGGCAATTGGCCTGCACTGATTTGTTGTGCGCCAGAATGTCGCGCTTGGTCTGCTTATCCAGCACGTCGATATCGTGGTCAGTCAGGTAAATGACCCTCACCCAGCTGCAGGCCGTATCAACGACAACCGGGGCGGGTAAACTTTTCGCGCAGCTCGCGATCAACATCGTCATCGCCCATACGCTTAACGTCTTCCTGTACATCGCTTGCCCCTTTCGTGACTTCAGCACGGCGTTCTGCCGCGGCGACAGTAGCAGCGGCGTTCTCTTCGGTACGCTGCTTATCGGCTTTGGCTTCTGCCTTACTGGTCCCGCGAGCATGACCAATGCCAAACGCGCCAGCGATAACCGCCAGCAAAGCAGTTGCCAGACCAATAATCATTTCAATGCCCATAGTGACCTCATACCAGTACAGATTTAGCGAGGTTAAACAGCGCTCGGCGTTTATCCAGACCGTTTCGACCACCGTTAATAAGCAGCGTTACACGCTCCACGTCGCCGGAATGAAGCAGGCAACCGTGGGAAACATAAAACCATGCGGCTGAACGCGCTGCGTAATCATCTCGCTCCAGCAGCTCAGGCTGGGTGACAAGTTCAAGCTTCAGCGCCAGTCCGCAGCTGCGATAGTTGCTCAGGCCCGTGACTTGTTTCAGACCGCGACCGCGATATTTCCAGCCATCACCGGCAACCTGATTACCGAGATTCTTTTTTCCCCACTCGCCCCCATACACCAGATTCGCGATTGCTCGCTGATTAGCTGGCTGCGTTGCCGTTCTGCCGAGTGCGGCGGCCTGCTGGGCGGTGATACGGTGTTTACCGAACGTAGGCACAAGGCTATCTGCTGCATAGTTCAGATTTTCCACCAGCCGGGTAAAGCCTCCGGACTCATGTCCCATCTGGGCAATGAACATTGCCTGATCGAGTAGAGCAGTGATGCCAAACTCTTTCATCGCGGCTGCAATATGCGGAAACCAGCGCACAGCTAACCCGGCGCTGATGCCAGCCGCCTTTTGAAATTGTGATTGATTCATTAGTGCCTCAGTGCATCAACCAGACGCGCTATATTCCCCCTGAACCAGAGAACCGCGCCGCAGATAAGAATGTTTGCCAGTACCACCAGCCAGTGGGATGACTCGTACAAGCCAAACAGGAAACGGAAAGGGATGCTGGCATAAACCAGCACAGTGAAGTAAGCCATCAGCGATATCATGGGGCGGTGTCTTGACCCGTCGCGCCGATAGAACATCAACGCCCCAACAATTACAGCGCATATCACCGCATTGACGATTGCGCTCGGATCACTTGTTACCATTGCTTGTCCCTCCTCCACGTAAGCGAGAGAGAATCCCAAACAGGCTACCCAGATCCTGACTGTTAACGAACGTCAGCAATTTAATGGCTATGGCTGCAACGATTACAGCACCGAGTGCATCAAGCGGCCTGTCACTGTACCCCGTCCACTTTGAGAAGTAAGACCCCAGCAGAGGAGCACCAATCACACCGAAGATGAATGAAGTTATGAAGTAGCCCACCAGCTTTAGGCGGCTGATATTTACTGCCGTAGCGACATAGAACACTGCCCCAGCGAACGCACCAAATACCACGCCATAATCAATGCCAGTTGCAAGACCGAACATACTGGCCCCCATCAGCCCGCCAGCAGCTACCGTTGTGCCAGAAACAGGATCGGACATTTAGCCCCCTCTTATTGCTGTGAGTCCTCTCAGAATTGAGGGGAAAAAGAAAAGGCCGCGCATAAGCGCAGCCTCAAATGATTTGTACCTCAGCTTTCCGAGGCGCCTTATTCATGGCGAAAAAAAGCCCGCTCAGAGGAACGGGCAGAAATGTAGGCAATACTGATTCTGTACCGGATCGAGACGTACCTAATAGTCCGAGCTACCGATTTACCAGGAGAGCGCTCGCTTTTTCCGTTACTGCCTTTTAAACATAGCTGGAGAAGCCGAAACAGCAACCCCACTACCAAATAGCTTAGTAGCATTGCGTGGTGCCGGGTGCCTCCCGGTGAGCATGTCCCAGCCGACATGGCCCGCGCTGCATTTACAGATCACTGTAAGTGACTGGTCGCCCCACCGCACAGGGGGATTCACCACACGAATAGATTAACAAGATGTTATTTTTCTGGTCAATAAGATGTAAGCAAATGATGACATGCAGTTTTCTTATTGCTGAGTAACTTCAATCTGGTTCAGGGCTCTCGCGCATGGGCGTTAATGTGTCGTGCAGCACATCTCAACCCAAGAGCCCTGACCGGATTGCAGATACGAAAAAGCCCCGGCATTTGCCGAGGCTTTAAATTTTTTCTTCAACGGTGAACATACAATGCCCATCGTTAGAACAAATTAACACGAATTCGGGAAAAGTAAATATCTCACCGCGTTATTTGTTTGAGTTGCGCCTCTGCCCACGCCTCCTCTATATCGAATTTAGTGATCAATACATCGAAGAACGGTTTAACCGATTTCTTCCAGGTATCCAAAGTGATGGCGTCCGTTATCTGGCAAATGGCCCTATGCACAGCAGTGGAGAGGATTCGCTCATACCCGCGACCGCCACAGCGTTTACAGTTACCCATCACAGGCACTCCCTGCTTCTCCGTCTCATCCTGGTCCACTACCTTCCCCCGACCGTGGCAGTCGTTACAGGCGGCGCTAACAGTCCCTTTTCCCTTGCACTTTTGGCAAAGCACCCGGACCTGCTCCCGGACCGACTTCACCTCCTCCCAGTATGATGGATAGATCCCCTTTGTAACTTTGACCCACTTCGGCGGTTTGCCGTCCGGAAACGTTACTTTGTTGGTGAACGCCACTGCGTCGATGAATCCAGACCCATTGCAGCAGTCGCATGTTTTTTTACTGGAAGCACTGCGGGAGTAATCCTCAAAGGCGTACTCTGCGAGGATCCGTATAACCCGGGGTTTTACGCTTGGCGAGAGCTTTCGCAACGCAGCAACCTTATCGCATTTTGTCAGCGCGTACTCAGCCAATAGTCCGATAGCCCGATCCCGGTCATTGTTGCTTATGCCCATCTTGCCCAGGAAAGCGCTATACCCCATAGCGGCACGTTCCTGGGTCATGCCCATTGCTGCCATGATGTCGGTGCCGGTCAGTGAATCTGAGGCGGTAGCACGCGGAGAATCGCTAATCAGCGTGGATTTTGCGAAGTGGTATTTCACTGTGTTTTCAAGATTCACGCTGCGGCCCTCTTTGGCTGTTTTGGTTTGGTCTGGTTCAGGTTGTGCTTTGCTACTGGCGGCATACTGGCGCGCTTAACGCTCTCGGTTTGGTACTGCATGAAGTGATCGAGGGTCATAGAGATTCCCCAATGATGATCTGCTCTTTCTCGCCCCATATTTTGGTGATGCGGCAATCCCAGACGTGTGAATCATCCTCATAGAGAGCGTCCATTAGGGCTTTCAGCATATTGTCGCAGTCGGGCTTTGACTGATGTGGACGTCCTGCGTATTGCGCTCTCTTTTTCTGACTCCAGCTTTGCGGCATAGGCATGACGAACGTGACGTGAGCGCCGGAATCTGGCAGGTGAATTTTGCGCAGACGAGTTTCATCACAGAACGCCCGGTAACGTATTACTTCCGGACGCTGCTTCCATTTATCAGCTCTGGTCATCCTGGGTTTGCCGATGGGCCTGATATCGTAGATTTTCATGATTTGATGAGTCCCTCTTTCCGCCAGATTTCCAGGGTGCGCATTACCCCCTCTGCGTGCATCAGGCGCAATTCGTCGTAGGTGAAATCGGTGGTTTTGGTTCTGCCGTCAATTACGTCATGGCACCCGTTGCAGGCGATCGCCGCCTGAGTATCGTCAGGCTTGCATCCTGTGCCGCACGTACCCGCCAGGCGGTAATGCGCCAACACGCTGGTTTCCGGGTTGCCGTTGCAGTAACCAGGGATCCGCACTGTACATTCGCGACCTCGGGCCGCTTTGCGAAGGTTCGCCATACTCACCCCCACATCCTGTTGCGCCAGCGAGAGTCTGGCCGAGGCGGATTTTTGTCCTCCACCAGCTGCGCGCTGACGGTCCATGTCATAAAGTCAGGGTTTAAGCTTCGTTCGACCTTTACGCCCCGCTGACGATATCTCGCTACCAATTCGTCGGCCTGCTGCGTTGTGCATTCGAGATGGTGAAACCATGAGTGTTTCATCGGCATCACCCCGCGAAGCTTAAAAGCTGGTTGGCGGCGTTCTCAGCTTCCTGCAGGCTGTTGAATGAACGAGAGAGGATCCACCGCCAGAGAACATCCAGCGATGCTTTGTACAGTTCCTGGAATTCGCATTCGTCCATGCTGGCGAAAGAAATGCTGCGAGGGTGTTTTTTCAGTGTGCCGTCCGGCAGTTGTATGGCGTCATAGTGGCCGGCTTCAACGATGACCCACGCCCGGTAAGCATCGAAAGATTTGCAAATACTGATTGAGCCAGATCGCTTCTCAGCTATACGGACAAGATATTGCTCGGCGGCATCAAGCAACGCCGATTCACTCCCGCCATATGCAGCAAGGTATTTTGCGTAACCTGTGATAAGCCTGCGCTCGTTAGACGAAATCGCCCCGCCGGTAGGTTCCCAGTATTCAAAGCCGAGATTGAGTAAAGCAAAGTAACGGCGGTGAAACGCCGGATTGCGGACAAGCTTATAATCGGCTTCCAGAACGGATCCGAGCTTGCATTTTGATTGCAGAAAATCACTGGTCTCCGGCGTCGCGGGGATCAGGATACCTTGAGATTGTTTTATTAAGTGCAATTGCGCCATGGTTTCTCTCCGTGGCGCAGTAGGTAACGGTTGTTCAGGCCGTTGATTTCATATTATCAGAAGGTGGGCGAACTCGGTAGCCAAGTCGTTCCGCAAATTTCATAAATCCGTTTAGAGTAAAAACTTCTTCTTCAGGCAATAAAGGTCGCATTGAAATTATGCCATTAACCCTGTAAATCAGATGCCTTCCTTCGGCCGGGAAGCTACAAATAATGGTGCCATCCGATCTCCTGACGACATCGTACCAGGAATGATTAGTAGGAACCTCAATACCATCACTCACACTACCCCCTGAGCGACATACAGACGCAAAAAATATAGTCCGGCGACAGCATCAAAGGGACACGCTTATTGCGATGCTTTGGGAAATGCCAGCCACCAAAAGGTGAATCAGTAAAACCAGTCGTCCGCGCTTTCCCACGTCTCTTGCAGGATTTGCTCTACGCGTTTCTTATCGCCATCAGCGCCGCCCAAAACGCTAAGACCATCGTTGCTTGTGCGTCTAATGGTTAATTTGCAGTCATCATAAGACTGGGACAAACGGCGCAGCAATTCTTGCTCAAGCGCTGGTATAGCGCCATCAGGGAGTTTTTTATGTTTATCAATTGTGACTTCTACTTTCATGGTTAGCACCCCACACAGATGTCGCGGTAGGGATACCCGTTACCGGATACCCCCCGCACAGATCCCGGCGTGCGCGATTTACGCACCGGGCTCCTGCCTCGGGTGTCTGGCGGTGAACCGCTCCACAGGCCATGGATGAAGAACCCGAACCCTTGGTAGCCATGCGGCTGCCAGTTTGTTTGCTTTCGTCCAGGTCGTATCATCCTTCTGGCTCCTGCGCCTGAGCGCCCGGCGCCAGAGGTTTGTTACGTGTGTCCTGAACTTCTGCATGGTGGGGAAGTTGCCCGGTACCGAGTGATAGTTCAGGTATCCCTGAACCACTCTCCTGAGCCATTTTCCCTGTTCGGGGATTGAGTAATGCCAGCGCCTTCGCAGACCGTCTTTGATGGCTTTCAGAGTTGCCGTCATCCGATCCCGGCGGGTCTTTCGTATCAGCATGAACCTGCCGTTGCGATCTTTCCCGCTGATGTGCGTGAACCCGAGGAAGTTGAACGTTTCTGGTTTGCCTTTTCCCCTGATGGCACGGTTTTCGGCAGCGAAGCGGCCGAACTCCATCAGACGGGTTTTCTCCGGGTGAACCGTGAGTCCGAACTCCCTCAGTCTGCGCTGCATGGCTATACGGAAGCGCCGGGCATCGTATCGTTTGTCGAACCCGATGACGATGTCATCGGCGTATCTGACCATTACCACATTGCCTGTGGCATAGCGACGTCGCCACTGATGCGCCCACAGATCGAAGACGTAGTGGAGGTATATGTTTGCCAGCAGCGGTGAGATGACCGCACCCTGTGGGGTGCCTTCCTCCGTTGCTCGCCATTGACCCTCCTCCGACGTCCCGGCTGTGAGCCACTTACGTATGAGCCTGATTACCCTCCGGTCGCCGATCCGATGCTCTGTGAACCTGATCAGCCATTCGTGGCTCACCCTGTCGAAGAACTGACTGATGTCGGCATCCAGTACCCAGTTTACGTTAGTGCGTACCAGCCCTGTGGCCAGTGCGTCCAGTGCATCGTGCTGGCTTCGCCCGGGTCTGAACCCGTATGAGAACCCCATAAAGTCGTTTTCATAGACTGCGTTCAGGATTTTCACCAGCGCATACTGGACGATCTTGTCCTCCAGCGAGGCGATGCCGAGCGGGCGTTGTTTTCCATCCGCTTTTGGGATGTAGTGACGCCTGCCGGGCTGCGCCCTGTAGCTGCCCTGATGTAGCCTCCGGTGCAGATCTGTTATGTTGTTCTTCATGTTTCCGGCGTAGTCCATCCACCTGATGCCATCCACTCCGGCGGCCGCTTTCCTGCTCAGGGAGAGGAATGCGGCTTCCAGTGCTTCGACTGTCAGCAGGTGGAACAATGCTGTAAACCGTTCTTTCTTCCGCTGCTTCGCAGCTTCCCGCACGCGTGACAGCCTCTGTGACATGCTTTCCCGGCTCTGTGTCCGGCGCATGTGTGGCTGTTCCGCGTTCCCCTTGGCCCCGCTCCTTCGCTCCACTGACTCCGCTCCTTTCGGGTTGTTCGCCTGCTTCGCCGCTACTATGAGCGAGTCCGACTTCTCCTCTCCGTACATCACCGGCTATGACTCCTCGTCTTCCCGGTGCGGGCCATCTCCGACACTGGCAGATGGTCAGAGGGGAGATCTCCCGGTTCCCGCGTAGAGATCGTATTGACATGCCAGGGTCTCAGACCCCGCCGGGTCCATGTGGCACTCGCAGTATCGCACCCTATGATGTTGCCTTCCGTTAACAGTACAACGTCGGCACCCGGTAATTTAATATACATTTCGTGGCTCAATGGCTGGCCTGTCAACACCCCTGTCAACGCTTCGCCCCATACCTCGCGGTATGCAACGCATGACTCGGGGACCTTGTGGATTGCTGGTCCTTCAATGGTCGGGGACTTTCACCCCTTGATCTCTAACCGGTCTCCCGGCGCACACTGTATAAATAAACAGTATACCGGTTGCGTGAAATGTTCAACCCCTCTGCAGCACTTTTTGCCAACACCATGCTTATGTTTAGATTGAGGTTTTTCCACAATAAAAAACCCGCCGAAGCGGGTTTTCTCATGCTGCCATACCATTTCTCTCTGTCAACTTTGGCAAAAGTGAAAGTAGAAGGCTCTCCAATTGTGTAGTCTGCCAGTTTAGATGAGACGACTACCACTGGGTAAGTGGCATTGACGCCATACTCAAGTAGTGAGCTAACCCTCTAGGCATTAACTAACCACTTTATTATGGCTACATCGAACATTTATTTCAGAAACTTGTTATACACGAAGAACTCAGTATCTCGCACAAATCCATTACGCTCATACAACGCCTGTGCACGGATGTTATCTGTAGCGGTACTAAGCATAATAAATGCCGAATCGCTCTCCTTCGCCAGTTGCTCAGCGCGTGAGATTAGTTTGTGTGCCACACCATGCTTCCGAGCTGACTCATCAACGAAAAGGTCATAAAGCAACCAAATACGTTTCATCTCAAGAGAGCAAAATAAAGGATAGAGCTGCGTAAAGCCTACCGCTTTCCCATCAACCTCGGCGTAAAAGATCACGGACTCATTAAGCTGAAGGCGCTTGAGAATAAAATCTCTGGCCTGCGAGGCATTTTCTTCGACCTCGTAGAAACGACGGTACCCGAGATACAGGGGAAGGATAGTATCCACATCATGTGGTTGAGCCTGGTAAATCTTCATACAAAAACCTCATAACTAATGAGTGTATTATTGTATTACAAATAATTTTTCCGATTTGTCCTTTTGTGGGCTTAAGTTCACTTTTCGCCCCCCCCATTCTCCTGTTGGATTAATTTTTCGCCATAAAAGATAAAACCCGCCGAAGCGGGCTTTATCATGCTGCAATGTCTTTTTTCAGGCACATCTCCGGCAAATTAGCCCTCACCAGCGCCTCAGCAAAAGGCGGAGGAACCGCATTACCACAACGTGCGACCTGCTTATCCTTGGGATATTTCACGCCGCGGTAGTCCTGGTCGATGATGTACCACTCAGGGAAACCCTGCGCACGATAGAGCTCATGCGGTTGCAGCATCCGCATCCCAATATCAACAATTCGGAACGTCACCCCGTCAATATCCACCAGCCCGGTGCTGTTCTCCCCGCAGTATTCCCGCAGGAACGCCAGCACTTGCTTTGCGCGCTCTTCGTCGTAGTCCTCGACCGCCAGAGTTGTTTTAATCTCCCCTACGTGCTGCCCGCCGGCAGTGATAGTCGGCACCGGCTCGTCAGTTGTCTGGCCATCACGGCAGGTGCCGCGGAGTTTTATCAAGTGGGACGTGACCATCGCAGCATCAGCCTTTGTCGTCATGGTCTGCAGTGGCTCGCTAACGTCTCGCGGCCTGCTCTGCCCAGCATGACCGCCAACACCAACAATCTGAGCAGTAACCAGCGCGTGATGATCGACAGTCGTTACTGAATGAGCAGGCTCATCCAGCCCCACGCCGGGCCCGGTGTAGTTGCCGCCATAGTGCTTTGCCAGAAATGCACCAACTACAGCATGTTTCCCGCCACCAGCAACAACGGTTCCCAGAGGCTTATCCAGTCCGGGCACGCGTGGTGCCTGCCCTGGCCGTTCTCCGTATCCCATTTGAATGAGCGTCGGCACAACCAGTTGCGAATTACCACCACCGCCCGCTGTGATGATTGCGCTTGGCTCGTCGGCACGGTGCCCTACGCTGGCACCGAATTGCCTGGCGATAACTGGAGCGACTACACAGGCGCGCGACTCTTTCAGGATGGTGTGTGCAGGTTTATCAAGCGGGCGCGGTTTAGCCTGGTATTCGCTTCCACCGTTACCAGCGAGGAATGGGACAAGGCCCGCCTCAACAATCCCCAACGCATGACCATTCCCTCCTGGTCGTCTGGACGTGCCTGCGGTTACCGTTGGTGCCGGTTCGGTGACTGGCTGCCCGGTGGCGCCGGTGCGAAACTTGGTCAGGTGTGGTACCGCGACCGCAAAACCATGGGTTTTCGTAATCGTCTGCAGCGGCCCAGCCATCGACTGCCCGCGAAAAAAATCGTACTGCCCTTTCGTCGTTGTGTGGTTGCACTTGACGATGAACGGCTCGGCACTGTCGATAACGAAGCGCTGGATTCCCCGGGCAATGCGCCGGCGCGTGTTTTCCGCCAGCGGCTTTTTGCGGCCAAAAATCGACGGGGTTGGGATGGACCAGTCGATGCATTCTGCAGCTGTGCGCCATGGTGCCAATTTGCCAGCTAGCACCGCCGGTGATTTCGGATCTCCATGAGTGGCTTCCGGCCATACAATCGGCTTCCCATCGCAACGCATCACCATGAAGAAACGCTTACGGATGGTCGGCGCACCATAATCACATGCGCGGAGCTCGCGATACTCAACGGTGTAACCCAAACCGTTTACCAGCCGTGCTGCATCCTCGCTATCAAGGGAAATATTCAGAAATTCGCAGCATTCGGCCAGCGCCGGATGATCCGCTGAAATGCCTGTGGTCAGCATGCCAATGAATGCCTCAAAAGTTTCGCCAGCACGGGCAGGGTCTGGACGCATTTCACCAGCGAGCAGCGGCCCCCACGTTTTAAATTCTTCAACGTTCTCCAGCATCATTACACGCGGACCAACATCCAGCGCCCAGCGGATAACGATCCACGCCAGCCCACGAATCGCTTTTTCAACTGGTTTAGCCCCTTTCGCTTTGGAAAAGTGGCGGCAGTCCGGCGAGAACCAGGCCAAACCAACCCGGCGGCCGGCGGTCGCTACTTTTGGACGCACTGAATAAACAGACTCGCAATAGTGCAGAGTTCCCGGGTGATTGGTGGTATGCATAGCAACCGCGTTTGGATCGTGGTTTATCGCGATGTCCACGCTACGACCAATCGCCAGCTCAATGCCCGTCGAGGCGCCGCCGCCACCAGCAAAGTTATCAACGATGATTTCGCTATCTTTCACGCGTATTTCTCCATGGCGCAGGCCAGCGAACCAGCCGCGGCGATAATTGACGGTACCGGTATTTTTTCCAGCCACATACGGTTGATATGGTGCTGCAGTCGGCGTTGGTGATGCGCCGGCAATTCACCGGCGTTTTCGACTTCAGAGAAAACCATCGTTACTTCAGCGGGCCATACAGTTTCTGGTACATCCACCAGCAGCAGCTGCTCCAGCTCTAGAATGCGTTTGCAGGCATACTGCAGCGATGGTTCCATTTCCTTGTTCATGCCTGCGCTCCTTCCAAAGCAACCGCAATAGCTTCAAAAAAACCATCACGGGTATGATTTGTCATCGCTGGTACGAATGCAGCCATCAACAGCTCCTGATCGCAGTTTTCGTCTTCAGAGAGCATCGCTATTTTTTTATCCAGACGATTCTTTGCGTCCTGCAGCTGCTCGTTCTTACTGGCGCGTTGGATGTAGTCCGCAATGATTGCGATCGCTTTGTTCGTCAACTTTACTGTGACTTCACTCATAATTTGCTCCCGATTTTCTCAATCGTTTCCAGCAAAAGCCGACGGCGCGTATTCTCGGCAAAGTGCCGGCGCCCGGTATCTTTGTGGTAAAACTCGTTTTTTCCCACCACCCACATACTTTCCGTCGCGTGCAGCTTTTTACGTTTCGGTCCGTCTTTGGTAATCACAATACCGATATGAGTTTTCTCGATAGTCATAAGGCCTCCCCGCGCGCAGTTGTCGGCCTACTTGCGCAGATAGCTTCCTGCACATCCAGAACACGCTGAAATACAGGACTGCCCAGCAGGCTGTAGTTCATACCAACAGCCGTTTTTGGCACCAGGCCAAACCGCTTCATGTCAAAGTCGATAACGGCCCGCTGATCGCGGAACAACCCCAAGCGACCATGCCGGACAACCTCGCCAGTCGCTTCTGCTTCGGAAAAATACCGCTGAACAGTAGCGCGGCTCAGGCCCAGTTTTTTCATTACCTCGGCGGTCGTGAGTCGCCCCTGATGCCTGGTGACCCGAATCACTGCACGGACGTACTCTCTGCGCTCAACTGCTGACAATGCTCTAGCCATACATACCTCACTTAACGACACGCAAATGACGCACGTTTTTGCGATAGCTGTCCCATTCAAAATTCACCCACATACCGCCGTCCATCTGTAGACGGTCAAGAATCCGCATACCCAGTGTTTCCTTCAGCGATTCATAGTTCAGGTTGGTTAGGATGCCGACAGGTCGCATGGAGGACAGCCGGCGATCGATAACCTGATTCAGGATGACTTTTTCACCGCTGCTTCCGCGCTGAATACCCACCTCATCCAGAATAAGCAGGTCCACATGGCACAAATCGTCCAGCAATGACGCCTCCGACTGCCCGCCGTCATAGCACTCGCGAACACGTAGCATCAGGTCAGGAATAGTCACCACCAGCACAGAGCGGCCACCAGCCAGCAGGTGATTTCCGATTGCTGCCGCCAGATGGTTTTTCCCGGTGCCCGGCGCTCCGCTGAATACGAAACTCGCAAACCCAGAGCCGAAATGCTGCGCGTAACTTTTCGCCATCGAGAGCGCCCGACGCTGGCCATCCGACTCAACCTGATAGTTCGCGAATGTGCAGCCGCGGTGCAGATCCTGAATTCCTGCACGTCCAAAGATTTTCTCTGCACGTGCGCGCTGGTTTTGTTTTTCCAGTTCCTCACAGCGCTTACGGCCTTCTTCGGCTTGCCAGGCACGCCATTCATCAACGCTGCCGAATTTTGGCTGAACACCAGGGGGAATGAGTTTTTTCAGTCGTTCCAGTGCATTCCCGGTACCAATCATGTTTTTCATCGCTACCCCCTGAATCCCGATGGGATGGTTTTGTCAGGTTCCGAAATCTGATTGGGATCTCGTGCGCCTGGCGCCTGCTGAATCGCCCACGGTTCGCTGAAATGCATACCAGGGCCAAAAAACGTTTTCGCCTGTTTCACGTACTGCGTGTTGAGGATTCCCTCGGCTTTAACGAAAGCCGCGTAACGCACCACTCCTGCGAAGATTTCCGCCGTAGTGGTTCCATCCCTGATTCGGGCATTCCAGGCTTTGAAAGCATCTGACTTGCTGTTTCCCCCTGCCCGCCTGGGATAAACCGACCAGACCTGCTCGAACTCATTCGGGTATATTTTTTGGGAATCAGGTTTATCGCTTTCGTCCTGGTTTTGATCTGCTGGGGGTGTGGCGGAGCCATGCCCCGAACTATCTTCTTCCTGATCCTGTTCCTGCTCCTGATCCTGTTCCTGGTTAAGGAACGGTTCGAGAACCCTTTCGGAACCCTTTAGTTTTGCGGTACCGATGTGGGATATGGCCGAGGCTAAAACCCGCGCCAGCTCTGGCTTCACCGTAGATTTGTCCGGGACCTGATCAAACAAACGAAGTGCTGCAATTCCCTGGTTTGGGTTTTCAACTGAATTCCAGGTCAGAAAGTTATGAATTAGCACCCATTTCGATGACGAATCACGCGTTGCGAAACCGTTAGCCGATAGCTCATCAAACCCTTTCGAAACCCTTTCAGGAGTCCAGGCAAGGTCTTCCGAAACGTATCCATCAGGCAACCTGAAGCATCCGATCATGTTTGTGTGTTGCCCGGTGAGCAGGTACAGCGCCAGCAACCTGGCATCATCCGATACCCGGCGCATTCCATCGCTTATCCAAAATGATGTATGCACCTTGCCGTAATCACGCATAGAGACCCCGTTGTTGCTTAAACTGGTGTGTTTTCATCACCAAGCACCCACCGCAAAGCCGCTGCGTATTCGCCGTTGGCGGTTTGAAGTTGCAGGGTGATTTCCTTACGGGATTTGAGACGAGGCTTTGTGTCGCCGAGGACAGCGCGCTGGCGGCGAGCTTTCTCGTGGCCAGTTACACCCTCTGCCGCTGCCTCTAACTGTTTGACCGTTTCCCGTTGCTTTTCCGGTGGCATATCGACCAGTTGACGCGCTTGAGTGACAGTGACTTTTCCAGCCTCAACCGCCGCCTGGACGGCCTGCGTAGCATCCAGTAGAGCCACGGTTGCCTGGACCGTTTTTACGCTGCAGCCAAAAAGCAGGGCAATGTCATTTTCGTCATGACCATATTCCATCTGCTGCACCATTTTTTTGGCCCGGCCCAGTGGGGTATCTGGTTGCGTTATCTCGTTTTCGCTGACCATGTATTTGGCCATTTGAATTGCCGAGCCGCGCTTAGCTATACCGGGTACCGGCCAGGGTTCCATCCCTGCCCGCTTTCTCCTGGCGTTTGCTTCCTTAACGTTCTTTACGCGCTGCCGACCTGCCACCACGCAGGTTTTCCCTGTCTCTGGGTCCTTCCACACGATAATCGGTTCGAGTACCCCAAGCTCCATGATGTTGAGGATCACAGCTTCATTAAGCGGTAGGTGTACTCGTTCGTCGTAAAGCGGGTGTGTTGTATCGGTAACCAGATGCAAACTATCCGGTTCGAAAAACAGAACATTGCTTTTGCCGCTGGCGCCGTAAGCGTCTTTCGAATTTTTAGCCATGGGCGCCCCCGTTATTGATATTCAGTTGGTGAGTATTCATAATTTCCCCTGTGAATTGATCCAGTTAATTCGCAACGAAAGCCGTTGGTGTTGCAGCACCGCGGCTTTCACCTTTCCGAATTCCAGCATCACGTCACTCCTAGCATTGAAGTGACAATGGCCATCAGCGGCGCCGTTAACTCAGGGTCTATCCGGAACATCTCGACAATTCCCTCGCTCAGTTCTTTCAGCTTCTGATGGCGTGGTGCCCCCATAGCAACGGCAACCTTCGCTTCGCTAGTTTCTTTCTCCAGACGAGCCAGTCGGGACATAAAACTCTCTTCGGGCAATAGGCGGTGTCGGTATTCCAGAGGAAGAACGGCCATGATCGCCGGTGTAAGAAGGCGAACGTACTCGCGATAGCGCTCAGACTCGGCCGGGTTGTCCAGGTAGCGAAAAAGCTTCTGCCGGGCACGGCTAATATCATCAGGAAACGCGATCTCCTCGCCGCCCTGCTGTCGCCATTCCTCGACGATATAAGCAGAAACAACATCCTGCCCTGTAACTGCAGCCCAGGCGCGAACGGCTGAGCGAATGTTGTCGTGCTCTGTCACTATCGGCTGATTTCGCTTTATCAAAGCGCCAGTCTTGAATCCGGTATTTTGTTGAAAGGAGAGTATTTGCATGGTCAGCCTTCCTCTTTCGGTAGGCCGTCTGTTGGATTTGGATAGAGATCAGGGCGCAATTCGTGGGGAGTTACGCCAGTAGTGTTGTATATTTGGAGAACTCTTTCTGCCGGTACAACTCCCCGGTAGCGGTTTTTCCAACGACTTACAGACATTGGTTTTATCCCCAACATACTTGCTAGCTTTGTAGCAGTACCAACAATCTGGATAGCTTTAGTTAAACCGTTCATTGCAATCTCCATTCGAAATGACAGATAAATTAAGCCTAGAGCTTACCTTAAAGTCAAGCTTTAGGCGAATTTCCAAGTTTAAGCAAAAGACTTATTCTTCTAACTATGAAAGAGAAAACCTTACTTAATCCGACACTTGTTGAGCGCCTTACAGAACTGAATGGGCGTGGTATGAGCAAATCAGATATGGCGAGGATTGCTGGAGTAACTCCGCAATCTGTAAATGGCTGGTTCAAAAAAGGGGTGATTAGCAAAAAATCTGCTCTAGCTGTAGCTGACGCTGCAGGTGTGTCTTTGCCATGGCTACTCGGTGAAGACGTTAATGAGAAAAATGGGCTGAAGGCTGACGAGCAACGCCTGTTAGAACTTTATAGGCAACTACCTGAAGAAGAACAAAAGAACATGCTTCGTATTTTTGCGCTTAGGCTTAAAGAATTAGATGAGCTCTATGAGAAGTACATTAAAGGGCGTATCCGAACGAGTGAAGATTAGGTCTTCAAGCATGGCTTGCATGTTCAGCAGGATAGACCTTGCTTGAGAAGTGGTGTCGTTTCGGGTGATTAAGATTGTAATATTATTCCATTTGTAAGAGTTTGTAAGAATCACTTGGTATTGAAGTTAGTGTTTGGTAATCAATTAGTTATTGTATATCTTCAGTTTGATAAGTTAATTCTATTATGATTTTCTAACTTAAGGAAGAATTGCATGACAGCAGAAATAGCAGTTTTCAATAGATCTGGGGTAGCTCTCGCTGCAGATTCAGCAGTAACTACGACGAATGGATTTTCAGAAAAAATCTACAATAACGCTGATAAACTATTCGAACTTTCCAAGGATCATCCAGTTGCAGTAATGATCTATAATAATGCTGTATTATGTCACGCTCCTTGGGAAGTTCTTATTAAAGCCTACCGTAAGACTTTAACTTCCCCCCCCTTAAAAACAATAAAAGAATATAGCGACAGTTTTTTCTCTTTTATTGAGAACTGCAACAATATAATTACATCTGAAATGCAAAGTGAGTATTTCAAACAATTATATAGAAATGCAATTTTACCCGACATTCTAAATAAAGTTCAAAACGAAGATGTAACTGCTTTCTTACAATCACAAAACACTTTCCCATCGAATGATCAATACCAGCAGTTTATCGAAAACAGAGCAAATACGCTTTCATCAAAGATAAGTCACAATAGTTTCTATAAAGACTTTGATAACAATGACTTAGTGCTGGCGAGGCAGTTTGCATCACAATTTATTGTTGAAATTTGCAGTCAGTGTATAGTTCCAATTAATGTGAATGGCCATCCCCCTTATTTACAATCTTTGCTAGATTCATTGATTGAGTTGTTTGCTCTTTACACATGTAAAGAAAGTGACCTTGAGACCTATTCAGGAATAGTAATTGCTGGTTACGGGGATGATGAATATTATCCTGCCATTCAGTCTCATCATGTTTATGGCTTATTCAATAAAAAAGTGATGAGACCAGTTAATACACATCAAAATAACGCTGACAGCTGTAGTGGAATAATGCCTTTCGCGCAAGATGATGAGGTACATACATTCATGAAAGGATGTAGTAAAGGTATTATAAATTGCGTGAATGATTCTTTAGAAAACTCTTTAACTAATCTTAAGAATGAAGTTACAAATATCTTAACAAGTCAAAATCCAAGCTTAACAAGAACAATTGTTGAGACTGCTTTTGATTCAGTAATTCCGAATCAATTAGCTTATACCAAAGCAATGATTGATAATCATGCAGCGCAGAACCATATACAAAAAGTTTTATCAATACTGGATTCATTAGCCAAAGTCGATTTGGGTTATATGGCAGAGTCGCTTGTAAACCTCACAGCCTTCAAGCGCAAAGTCTCAAATGACAGCGATAGTGTTGGCGGGCCTATAGATGTTGCTGTATTATCTAAAGGAGATGGATTTGTGTGGTTAAAGAGAAAGCACTATTTTGATAAAGACTTGAATTATAGGTTTTTTAGTCGAAACTAGAGGGTGATTAATGAGTTTACAACAAGTAGTTCAGAACGCATACAAGGCATTGGCAGCAGCGCATTTTACTGTGCAAGGCAATACCCAGGCTCAACAGGTAGTTTTAAAACAGACTAATAACTAAGAAAAACCCGGCTTTACGCCGGGTTTTTTTCTTTTAATTCAAGTAGTTTCCATAGAACACTCATCTTTTTAATTACATTAAAACTGCTTTCTGAGATCTAAATAAGTAACTAACATAAATACATTTTAATCGCTAGCCCTTCATACTCGGACTCGTGGTAGCTCAAATACTAAACGCGTTTACCTGCTAGGATTCCTACGCCCGCACTCATGGTTCTGTACTTCCATCTCATCCCTCGCTCTTAATGAAAGAAAATTTTCAGCTGTATATCGCTGCTTACATCACGAAAAAAATTTGAATTACAACCTATTTACGCCCGTGGCTTGACATTAATTAAGCCCCAGACTTATGCTTAAGTTATTAGATGACATTGTAAACCACCCAGGCATGGAGCCCACGAAGTAGCTGCCGGCGGCATACGAATCACCGGATGAGGTGGAGAGATCAACGCGCAGTAGGTTTAAACGTTCCGCTGGCCGGCGACAAGGCAATGAGGGTGAGATGAGTAAGGTAAAGGTGGCGCCTATTGAACTCGAAATAGACGCCATGGAAGTAATCAATCAGGTCGAGGAACTACTGGGGTTACTTGAGCTTCCAGCCCGTTCCCTTGAAGGCATCCCTGAGGATGTCGTCAACCTGCTTTTTGACAACATCCGTCCCTTGCTTAACGACATCGTCCTTAGTGATTTCTCGACCACAGTTGGCACAACTGACGCCAACAAAATTTGTATCAAAGTCGAAATCATCGGGACGCTTGAGCATCTCGCTTCCGCAATCAGGGCAAGCAACTTTCATCGTTGTCAGTTTTGACATTTTTATTTCCTTGCTGGCTGTGTGAGAACTACCAGCATACCACCGAGCCTGAAGTGGTTAAAAGACAGGCATACATGAGGAGTTGGAATGAGCAAGCAAGGCATCAGAGCCCTGGTCATTTCGGCAGTTATCGGGCTCTTCATCTGGATCGCGCTTTTCTGCGCACTGAGGGAGTTATTTACATGATTGATTTCGCACGCAAACCCGCTCGTCAGCAGGCTATTCGTTTAAGTCCGCTGTCAGCTTTCATCCGCCGGGTGTGCTACATGCTCGCGCAAAAAGGAGACCCTTCATGAGCACGATGTTTGCCCTGGTTCTCACCGTCAGCATGCTGACGGGCGGTAATCAGGATGTCCTGCTCGGCGTTTACGACACTGAGAATGACTGCAAGGCAGCCGCAGAAGAGCAACACGTGAAAGCTGAATGTTATCCGCTGAAAGGTGTACTGGATGAGCATCCAGCCGGGTTCACGGTGCAAATGTGGGGGGAAGAATGCAGAAGAAATGCGGTTACTGCCGTAAAGCAATTGAGGGAAAACCAGTGGTAAGCACCCTGTTGTACCTCCAGGGGAACCAGCTAGCACGGAAAGAAAAAGAATATTGCTCTGAACGTTGCGCCTCTCACGACCAGATGGCTCACGAGGGCTAACGTAAACCCGCCGAAGCGGGCTGTACGTCCGGTGACACCGACCAAAGTTCCACCGGAAATTACCAATAACCAATGACCACCCTGAATGGGCGCTACCAATGGCCCGTGGGATTCTACATCCAAAATAGAGGCTATCACATGGAATATTTTTATCTGATAAAAGCGACTCAAAAATCGGGTAAAGCTGATGCCGTAATCTGGCGTACCAATAAATCAGAAGCTCGCGCCCTACTGCAGCTGGACGTCGATCTGGAAGACGCTGGGATCGAAACAGGCCGCGGCAAAGACTATCAAAAACCAATTCGTACCGATTTCCCGGTATTCAATGACCTTCCGGCGGAAGGTGTTCTCGATTACTCATGGTGCGAACGCTACCAGCTCGGCGACGATGGTCGCACCTGGGCTCTGAAACCCGGTCAGGCGCCTGCGAATCATCACATCGATGATGCCGGAGCCGTTAGTGGCGAGCTGGTTGATGCCAATACTACTGGCGACGCGGCACAAGGTGAGACCGTGGAAACTTTCGGTAGCGATGAATACCAGGACGATTTGAGCGCGCTTTTTAACGTAGCAGAACTCCCCTTTCGCGCTCAGCTGCTGGCGCAGTACATGGCCGAAGAACGTCACGTTTATCATATCAGCATGCCTCACCGGCAGGAGCTGTCAGTTCTTGAAATGGACACTGATAACGCAGCCGTCCAGGATCTGATTCTGGCCGCCGAGAATGTCCCAGAAATCAAAAAATACGATATGCCGGCGCTCTGGAAATTCACCAGCGCCAATAAAAAAGTCTTCCCGGAAGGGAAACGGCATGAGCTCGGCAAACGTATCCAGTTTGCAAAGCTGTGGTTCGCCACGAACGCGATCGACCGCGGCATTCTCACCAGGGAATGGGCTGCCGGTAACTGCATTTCTTCGGTTTTGAAAACCGATGCAGGTACGAATGCTGGCGGCGGTAATAAAACCGATCGCAACCCTGACTACACCCATACCCTTGATACGCTCGATGTAGAAATAGCCCTTGCCACAATGCCAATGGATTTCGATATCTACAATTTCCCGGCATCAATTCACCGCCGGGCCAAAGAGATCGTCCAGAAGAAAGAAAGTCCGTTCAAGGAATGGTCTGCAGCGCTGCGCAAGGTCGCAGGCATCCTGGATTATTCCCGCGCAGCGATTTTTGCCCTTATTCGTGGCGCCACCAGTGATATTCATCATTTCCCGGTAAGTCTGCAGACCTATATCAATGCAAACCTGGCCGAGCATAAGCATGACGCCCCTTCTGCTGAGACGCTTGAAAAAGCTGGTCATGTTTCATCTGCCGCCGTCACTCTGGACGCTGTGAAAAAGGCTATCGATGGAGTTGAAGGTGTGCCGGACCTGGAAACTCTCCCAACTGACTTTCAGGTAATTGGCACCGAACTGGTGAAAGATGCGCAAAAGAAACGTCTTGACGCTAATCAGGTTCTGGCCGCCGAACGTGGCGAATATGTCGAAGGTATCAGTGACCCCACGGATCCGAAGTGGATAACCGAAGACCTGACCAAGCCCAAACAGCCTGAAGTTTCAAACATGGGCAATGGTGTTTTTTCGATTGATGGTCTGATGGATAGCCAGACATCACCAGCACCAGCACCAGCACTTTCTATCGTGGACCAGACGCGCCAGCGCGCTGCAGAAGAAAAATTACATCCAGCTAATTCCGGGGAAACCACCAGCAATGTGCAGATGGAAACGGCTCAGCCGCTCGAAGACGAAAATGATAATGCGGTATCAGCAGGCGAAGGCGCTGATGAGTCTCCTGCGCAAACAACTGCCGTGAACATGAGCAAAATACTGGCTGAACGCTGCCCGGATCTTACCGCCGAAGTGCTGAAAAGCCAGGTTTCTGAGAGTGCTCATAGCGATGAAGAGGAAGAGGCTGAACAAGCAGCGCCAGCATGGCCGGAGTATTTCGAGCCTGGTCGATATGAAGGCTTGCCAAATGAGATCTACCACGCCGCTAACGGTATCAGCTCCACGATGGTTAAAGATGCACGGGTATCGCTGATGTATTTCGAGGCGCGCCACGTATCTAAAACCATCCAGAAGGTACGCTCCCCTGTTCTGGATATGGGAAATCTGGTGCATGCACTGGCGCTGCAGCCTGAGCAGTTGGAAACAGAGTTCAGCATCGAGCCGGAAATCCCGGAAGGTGCCTTCACCACGACTGCGACGATCCGCGCGTTTATCGACGAGTACAACGCGGGGCTTCCGCCGCTGTTGAGTGCTGACGACATCAAGGCACTGCTGGAGGCTCACAACGCCACACTGCCCGCTCAGATTGCGTTAGGGGCATCAGTTGAAGAAACCGGGCAGAGCTATATGTCATTGCCTGCTGAGTTCCAGCGCATCGAAGACGGTCAGAAGCAAACCGCGACCGCAATGAAGGCATGCATCAAAGAATATAACGCCACTCTGCCCGCCCAGGTGAAAACCAGCGGTAGCCGTGATGCCCTGTTAGAACAGCTGGCGATTATCAATCCTGACATGGTCGCTCAGGAGGCCCAGAAGGCGCAGCCGCTGAAAGTATCAGGCACCAAAGTGGATCTGATTCAGGCCGTGAAATCGGTTAAACCGGATGCCGTGTTTGCCGACGAACTGCTGGATGCATGGCGCGAAAACCCGGAAGGAAAAATACTGGTTACCCGCCAGCAGATGAGCACTGCGCTGGACATTCAGAAAGCACTATTGAACCACCCCACCGCCGGCAAGTTGCTCCAGCATCCGAGCCGCGCCGTTGAGGTGAGCTATTTCGGTATTGATGAGGAAACCGGGCTGGAAGTTCGCGTGCGCCCTGACCTTGAAATAGACATGGGCGGCCTGCGCATTGGTGCGGACCTGAAGACCATCAGCATGTGGAACATCAAGCAGGAAGGCCTGCGCGCCAAATTGCACCGGGAAATCATCGAGCGCGATTACCACCTGAGCGCGGCTATGTACTGCGAAACCGCAGCCCTTGACCAGTTCTTCTGGATATTCGTCAACAAAGACGAGAACTACCACTGGATCGCCATCATCGAGGCATCCGAAGAACTGCTGGAACTCGGCATGCTGGAATATCGCAAAGCAATGCGTGCCATCGCGAACGGTTTCGACACTGGCGAATGGCCGGCGCCGATTACCGAAGACTACACCGAAGAACTTAACGATTTTGATATGCGCCGTCTCGAAGCGCTGCGCGTACAGGCATAAGGGGGAATAACAATGTCCAATTTAGTCGCAACTACTGAAAACCAGACCCAGAAGATCGACAACGTTTCTATCCTGACGAACGGTGAATTGTTCAACCGCCTGCGCACGCTCTCGGAAGTAATGGCCAATAGTGGAAACTTCGTGCCTGAGCATTATCGCGGGAAACCAGATGCGTGCATGGCTGTAGTGATGCAGGCGGCGCGTTGGGGTATGGATCCGTTTGCAGTGGCACAGAAGACCTTCATCGTGGGTAACTCAGGTGTGCTTGGCTATGAGGCACAACTGGTGAATGCGGTAATTAACACCATGGCTCCAACCAAAGACCGGATCCATTTTGAATGGTTTGGTGCATGGGAAAATATCGTTGGCCGCTTCATTAAAAAAACCAGCGGCAAAGGTAACGACTACATCGCGCCGGGCTGGGATTTGCAAGATGAAGCTGGCGTGGGCGTCCGCGCCTGGGCAACGCTCAAAGGAGAATCAGAACCTCGCGAGCTTGTGCTGATGCTTTCACAGGCACAAGTCCGCAACTCTACACTGTGGGCGAGCGACCCCCGTCAGCAACTGGCCTATCTCGCCGTTAAACGTTGGGCGCGGCTGTACTGCCCGGATGTGATCCTCGGGGTCTATACCGCCGATGAAATTGACGAACGCGAAGAAAGGGTTATCAACCCGGCGCAGACAGAAAAGGTCACGCTGAATGAGATAACACACTCCGTTGGCGATTCCACCAGCACGCAAGAGCCTACATCTAACGTTGACTCTGTTGCTCACGAACTCCGAGAGCGGATTGATACAGCTGACTCAGTGGACCAGGCCAAAGCCATTCGTGTAGACATCGAATCACAGAAAGCTCTGCTGGGTACTGCTTTGTATACCGAACTGAAGAGTAAGGCGGTGAAACGCTACTACCTTGTTGATACGAAGAACAAAGTTGAGGCCGCCATAAATTCACTTCCTAACCCGGGGGATCCGGAAGCCGAAGCGTTATTCGCGAAGGCAGAAAACACCCTGACCTCATCGCGCCGCCACCTCGGTGATGAACTGTATGACCAGTTCCGCATCACCCTGGACGACATGAAACCGGAATACGTGGGCTAAGGGAGGCGGGAGGGTTCGCCCTCCCGGTAACGATATGACGAAAATTTCTGAGCGCGGAATGATTTTTAACGCTGAGATGGTGCGGGCGCTGCTCGACGGCCGGAAGACGCAGACACGCCGGATTATAAAGGACTGCACGGTCGGAAGAGACCCAATTTCAAAATTCATTAAGATCGGGAAGAAGTTTATCGGCTGTTACCCGGAAGATGTTCCTGAACTAATCAGGGAATGCTGCCCATACGGAGTACCAGGCGATCGCATCTGGGTGCGCGAGACGTGGGCGGAAGCTGGCGCCAGCGCGCCGGACCTAAAGCTTTATCGTGCTAATTACCCTGAGCATGTTCCTTCGATTTATGAAAACGTGCCGCCGGCTGAAGAAATTCGCTGGACGCCATCCATTCACATGCCACGCACCGCCAGCCGCATTCTACTGGAAATCACCGACGTTCGCGTTGAGCGCCTACGCAGCATGAGCCAGGACGATGCACGCGCCGAGGGTGTTATTGCCGCATCTGGCCCTATGGAAGCCGGTTTAGCATTCCGCGAGCTGTGGGACTCAATCTACGGCGAGGAGAGCTGGAAAGCCAACCCCTGGGTTTGGGTTATCGAGTTCAAGCGCGTTGAAGGTGGTGCAGCATGAGTCTTAAACATCGATTACCTGAGCTGGAAGCCAGCATCGACCCGGCAGCATTGCGTGCAGCCGCCGGCGAATATTCGGATCTGCTTCTGACTTTGTGCTTATGCATGAAGATGGCCGGCCCCACCCGGGCGAACGTGCGCGCCTGCGCCTGCGAGCTTAAAAAACGCCTGACAACCTGGCACAGCCATAAAGAGCTCAATGCAATTCTGTCCAGTTGGGATCCCGTTGGCTATGTTCTCGGCCTCCGCCGTGAAGCGAACGACAACGCGCGCGCAGCTGGCGATCCGGTTGATGTCTTTGTGTGAGGTGAATATGCGACTGATTAACCGAAGCAAACAATCACCACTGGGCCGCCAGGCGTGCGATGCGGCACTGGCAAAACACGTTGAGCTTTATGGAGCCTACGGGCGACAGAAAACGAAAAGAACTTATACGGTGGTGGTTCAAGGCTCAAAGATCACTGTAGAAGTTGTTAACAGAAAAAGTAGCTATGTGGCCACAGCCATGAGCTGCGCGCGCCGGCTACACCATCTGCCTGGACAATGTAACTAAGGGGTTTTTATGACTAATACATCTCATAAATCAGATGAAATTTTGATAACCGATGACGTTCTGTCCAGATACAAAATATCGCGCAGCACACTCTATTTCTGGAGCACCCCATCACGGATGCCCTCTTACTTTGCTCAGCCATTCCCGCAGCCTAAAATAAATGGCAGTCCTAAAAGGTGGAGACTTTCAGACCTGCTGGCCTGGGAGGATAACGTGGGGATCAAACCAGAGGCTGACCAACCAGCTTCTCAAGGTGATCCTGCCAAACAGCAAGCCAGTGACGCTGATCATCCAGATAATCATGCAGGTTATAACGTGCCATGA